AGCTTGTTCAACCTCGCTATCAAATCCAGATGATCGGTAATCAAATGTTCCACCTCTTAGTTTTCCATCCATAAATACAGAGTTATATTGCACTCGATTAAGGAAAAGTTGCAAAGCCTCCGCCAGCCTGTCGCGTTGCTCCCAAGCGATCTCTAAATTTTGTGCGAGATCATTGATGTAGATTCCGCTTGACTTGAGTGCCTGCTTAAGCTGGTTGAGCATGAGTTCAAGGTTCATGATTCTTCTCTGTGGTTCTTCGTAGCCTGTGCCAAGGCAGTCAGGGCAATCGAAGTTGTGTCCTAGGTGATAAGCTTCTGCTGTTCCCTTGCATTCTTCGCATGGCTTTAGTTCAAATAGTTTATTGTTCATATGTTTTACTTGTGTTGGTATATTAGATTCCTTGTTGTCTGGCATACCGCATCCCTCGCAGAAGTATCCCATAGGCTCTGATCTACTAAACCAGAAGCCTTTGGTTGATCCACAATGTTTGCAAGGTTCATCGAAGTAATCTTGTGTTGGTGTATCACTCATATCTTAGTTCGTTAGTTATTTAATGCAGTTAATTTGCAAGCATGAGCCAATTTTAATAATACCCTGTTGCTGTTTGATCTTCTCTTTGGCTTCCTTAGCTGTCTTGGCAATAACAAAGACCTTGCCTAGATTAGACTTACTCCCAATCCATCCGTTGCCGTGTTCTATTTGGTAGAGGTTTTCTTCACTCATGGCTCCCTCCTTCCACGGCGGCGAGGGCTTTATCGGCTATTGATACCAACTCTACGCTGCCGCGACATGCACAACAAGAAGATCCTTCTGCAATCTTAAGCAAAGCCTCAGCCAGCCTGTCTCGTTGCTCGGTGACTGCGTTGAGTTCACGCTCTAGCTTTAAGCATAGCTCTGCCATGCGGTCGTAAGCATATTCGCTCATGTATCCGTCTATGCCGTCGAGGCAGTCGGATTTAATCATCGCATCTGTTCTCGGTGTGTCTGTTTCTGTATTCATAATCTAATCGGTTAAATTTTCGAACAGGTCGCATCAGTCGGCCTTTGGCGGCTGTGCTTGGCTGTTGGAGCAAGGAAACGGACGCGAATCAAAACGCCATTTCCAAGGAAAAGTCAGCGCGGCGAGGCTGTTTACTTTCCAGTAGCCAACAGGTCCATTCAGAATTATTCCGGGACATACCTCCCACAGTTCCGCTTCAATGCCGTTGTCGGTCTTGCCGGGATATTTACTCGCCCACTCCCGATATACGGGGTCTTCATCCATCATGCGGGAGACCCACTTCTTGGCTATCGCCACATCATTAGGCGGTAAAAAAGCTCCAACAATGCGATCCAGCGAATCGGCACCCGCTGGGCTCTCAGTGGTTTTCAGGTCATTACTCATTTGATAGGTTCCTTTCTTCGGCAGAGTTGGTTGAGGGTGCCGATCCCTGATCGCTGACGTTCGTGGTTAGGGATTGGATGGCTTCGCGGGCATCACTGTATTCTCCGCAACCGTCGCCAGTAATGAACGGCAGACAGTTCCGCAGTGCCTTTGCCAGCCTGTCGCGCTGCTCGGTGACTTCCTTAATGGTATTCTCCAAGTGCTGATATTTTTCACACTGCCTTTCCATCCATTCTTCTTTAGACTCACCGTTGGCATACCAAGGCATCTCGGCACGGGCGGCGGTTAGTTCGCGTTCTATGGTGCGGCATAAGAAAGCATCTACTAATTGACGATCATCACGCATGATTTCCATGCGCGTATCTTTCACGGTAAATACTCCTACGTCCGTCCTCGGTGTGTCTGATTCACTCATGGTCTTTAGTGGTTAGGGATTGAATTTCAGGATGTGCCGCGAGGAATCCATCAATAGTCATTTGCACTAAGACTCCACGTTTACACGCATCTGAAGTAACTGCCATCAATAAGCCACGGACATCCTCAGCCAGCCTGTCGCGCTGCTCGGTGACGGCGTTTAGTTCTCGCTCAAGTTGTCGCCCTACATGGACTGACATTCCTGATCCTGCGTATGGCCATGCAGCCCATGCTTCATCTGTTCTCGGTGTGTCTGTTTTCATAAATCAATTATGTTGGTTATCATTACGGCGAAAGTGGACGATGCAAGCAGCGTCATAGCCACATGAAAGCCAACCTCTGATCCGCGCTGGTCAAAATTAAATCCGCAACACCATGCGATAAACGCAGCGATGCAGCAGAAAAACACGAATAGAAAAATACCAAGCAGTATTCTGTATTTGAGGTTCATGGATCTCCTCCCTCCCATCGCAGCCCTACTTTCGAGAGGTAGCTGAGTAGTAAACTCTTGATCTTATTGATGCGCTCGCGTTTTCGTAGTTCTCGTTCCCGCCGATTGGCGATAGCGTTCAGGAGTTGATAGGTCTCTATTTCGTCGCGTCCGAAGACAATCAATGGTTTGTTGATGCTCATATTATTTTAGGTTACAAGGTTTGGTGTTTATTGGTTAGTTTGTTTTTCAATTAGATCTTATCAGCTGCCTCTGGGGCGTTCACGAGGGTGGGCTTGATAAAGACGAGGCGTGTCTCTATCCTCCCCTTCCCGCAGCGGCGTCGAGCCATGTGCCCCCTTCTCCAGTGCATCTGCACAGATCCGCTGCCGCTCTCTCCGCTTTTTCTGTCGGAGCTAATGGAGCGGATACGCACTCCCAGCCAACGTGGTTGGAGAAACAGTAACTCACGTTTGCCATTCTTAGCCTTCCGGTGTTTTAATTTTTCAAGCCCGTCCACTAGCTCGATCTCGGCATTCATGGCGGTGAGTAGCTTTAACGCCCAGCCTACCGCTAAGGTTGCGGCGTTGATGCTTTCCTCGCGGCGGGCTTTGTCTTCATCTATGGTAAGACCATCAGCACTGTAAAGAGTGAAGGTATGGGTAGACGGGTCGGACACGACCCCCTCGGGAGTCACCAATAGCTTCGAGTAAAGACACGCCCCTTTGTTCGTGTAAGCAGTAACATAGAAGCGCGTTTTGTCGTCGCTTTGGTCTTTCGGAACAGTGAACCCGCAGGCTTCTATGTCCTTCAGACTCAAATGGGCACATCCGATCACAGTGATGTATTCATCTTCGCCTACCTGAATCGTGTCGTTCGGAATTACGAAGTAGCAGGACTTGAACGGGAGGCAAGCCTCGTTCTTGATGTTCGGGTCGGCCAAAGAATCGGTGCGCCCGAGCATCTCACACAGTCCCCTGCTCACTACCCAGAAAGGGAACTCACAAGGCGCAGCGTAGCGGGAGACACACGTGGATGCTGTATGAGCTGTCAGGGCGTCAGCTAAGCGCACCCGATCTTCGTCAGTCATAGCCAGATCAGCAATCTGAACCATCGCCTCGACAGACGCATATCCAATAGTGAACAAATCACGTAAGGCTGGCCATGAGATATACGAAGCAGGGATGCGGTAGTTGATGCCGGACAATCGTTTCAGAGGCGGAGTCGAGTCCACGATAACGTCGATGGTCGAAGCTACGACCTGTGTGAAAGCGGGATATGGCACTTTCGAGGCCGTGGCCATGAAGTCTAGGATGGGGTCTTTAGTCATTGGTGATGCGGTGTAGGTTGTTGTATTTGGCGTGGTATTTGTCTAAGGCTTTCATCACGGATTCCTCGACGGAACCTGCGGCAACGAGAACCCGTTGAAGGGCTGGAGACTTTGCTCCGGCACGATGGATGCGACCGAGCACTTGTCTGTAGGATTTGTAGTCGAAGGTCGGGGAGATCAGGCTGACCCTAGGGTGGCCCCCGTGAATGTCGTGGAGGGAGACTCCCACTCCACCCGCTGCGATGTTACAGATGATGATCCGCGTGAGGTTGTTCTGGAACGATTGCACATGACGCTCACGTGAATCAGGATCTTGTCCTCCCACTACAACCGAGACATCGATCTTTCTCGTCTGGAACACATCAAGCAGGGCGGCTACCGAATCTTTGAAATTCACGAAGATCGCAACGCTGTAGCCCTCTTCTCGGAGATCCATTGTCATCGTTTCGATCTCAGGGATTTTCGCAATCTCCGCATACTGACGAGCGCGAAGGATCTCGGTGAGCGTGTGCGCTGAAGTAGGAGCTTCTCCCCCTGCTTCTTCGATCTGCTCACGCTCGATCATGGTTTCAACGATCTCAGGGGTGACGCCCAGCAATTCGTAATACTTCTGTATCTCTTTGGCAGAAGCGAAATCCAGCGGTTCGGTGATAATGTGGTTCTCGGTAAACGCATTAGGCAGGTCGGCAGCAGAAAGCCTACGGCAGTTCTTGCTGTAGAGTTGTTCTCCGAGCTGCTTGATCTTGTTTGGGATTCCACCCTTCCAGTTGTTCCAAGGGTCACGGCGACAACCAAGCTCTTTCATCCAGCTGAACCAGCTGGGTTTGCCGTTGTGGGCTTTTTGAAGGCTATGCAGCCCAAGGGCATATCCGATAGCCCTCATCTCCGGAGGGGAGACGCATGCCGTTGCGCTGAGCATCAGGTTGTAACACCCGCCATCCACAGCGGCGATAAGCATCGCCGAGTTCTGGGTGAAGGCTCCGGCACATTTGTGCACCTCGTCCCAGATCACCAGACAGTTTGAAGGTCCGGCCCATTTGAACGAACGTCTGCCGACTTTGGTGAACACGGAGTTTCCTCGGCGGAGTTTCTCGTAATTCGACACGACGACGACGTTCTTGACTCCGCGCTCGGCAAGCTCTCGCTTCCATTGCGGGATGACGATCTTCATACAAACGACAACAACGGGCAGCCCTAGCTCAACGGCGACCGCAGCCGATATGACAGTCTTGCCTACGCCAGTTGCGGAGGTGTCGAGTGATGAGTTGTACCACAAAAGATTTTTCTTGTGGGCGTCGACGGAATCGCGCTGTGCTTGGAAGAGTTGTTTCATGCGCTGATCGTTTCTTTTTGGTAGGTATTGAACCCGAACTCACTGATGGTGTTGAGTGCGCTTTTGGTAAGCTCGCCCTTGCGCCAACTTCTGGCGTTGTCCACGACCTCTTTGAGAGCCGCCAATCTCTCCACCGCATCCTCAAGGGCAGCCTGTCTGCGATCTCTGGCTGTTCCTGCTACGGCTTCGGAGTATCTGGGACGCTTTGCCGAGGATACATATTGGATGAATCGATAACCATTACGGCTAAGTCGAATGGAGAAGCCATCGAAAGAGTGCTTCTTTTCTGTCATTTCAGTGATATTTCTTGGGGTAGTCATGTTTGTTGGTTTGGTTGTTTGTAATGTGTCTGGGTTTGAAATCAGTTCGCCAGATGCGGAGGATGCTCTGAGAGCGGATTGGGTATGGAGATACCAGTAAGTTGGAACACCATAACCTGCTGCTGGGTTTGGTCTGCTACCAACGCGGACGTTATCATAGCCTTGTCCAAGGTCATAAGGGGGGATGTGGTTTGCTGGTCTTTTGTCATTAAGATGAAAATACCATCGGGTGCTTTGTCAAAACTCGCCATAGATTTAAGATGTTAGATTTGTTGATTCGGATTTGATTGAGAGACCTTGATACTGGGCTAACATCGATCCGTCAAATAATTTCTCCAATTATTTTTCACAAGCTAACACCACCCCCGTTCCGGATACAGGATACAGGGTTCAGTCGTCGGTAACCTCGGCTTCGTATACAACCGAGTTCGCACCGCCCTTGGTGGCTTTGACGTTATTGAGAATGTTTACATCTATGGTAAGGGAGCTGCCCGCGCCACCCCCGCTGCCGTTATTGGACAAGCCCATAGAACGGCGAATGATCGCATCAAGCTCACCCAACTCCTTGACAGTTCGCGGGGGGCGGATGTTGCCCATGCTGTCCCGCAGGATACGGATACCCTGAGCAGCCACGTACGCCTGATACTGTTCTTGAGGCGAGCATTGCTTTTCCGCCATGTCCGTGATCTCTTTGTCCTCCAGTTGCTGGGCGATCTCTTTGGCAACCTCAACCGCCGCCTTCGCTTCGTTGGATAGTTTCGCCCTGAACGCATCGGGGTCTGGTTGGGTCTCTGGGATCTCAGGCTGTACCTCAACCTTGTGTTTCTTCTTCCAGTTGCTGATCGTCTGGGGGTCGACGTTGAGCTCTTTGGCGATGTCGGTAAGTTTGCGCCCCTCCTTAATCATCCGCAATGCGTCTGCTAACTGCTTGGCTCTGGCTCGGCGTTTTGCTAGACGCTCCTCGTCCTTGGACATCGGCGGCCCATCGATGCCTAACTTGAGCAGCAGTTTCTTGCTTTTGGCTGACCGCTTCTCCTTGGCTACGATGTTCTTGTTGCGAAAGGTATTAGTTGACACGACCATATACTGGCATCTAATCTAAAATCTTGTCAAATCATTTGATGTACTAGAATTACTTATCATGGGACGCCGCAAAAAAGAAAATCCCGAGAAAACCACTCGATCCGTACTAGAGCCGTTCTTCGACAAAGACGCACAGATGATGGACGTCGGCGGCTACTTAATCCCGCAATGCGCCACTCTAACCGCATGTCTGTGGGGTTTTGCCAACCACCCCACTGTCAAGGCCAAGGAGTTCTACTTCTGGAGGTGCGCCGATATTCTATGGAACAGAGACGATCTGCCCGAGCCGATGTTCATCAAGCACATGTGGGCGGAGAAGATCATTCGGGAGTGTCTGGAGAACAAATACCTCGCCATCGGCGGGGCGGCTTCGTCCTCGAAGTCACACACGCTAGGCGGCTACGGGATCATTTCCTTCCTTGCCCAGCCCCGAGACGTGCTGGTTCTGATGACCTCAACCTCGCTGAGGGAAGCCCGTAAGCGGATCTGGGGATCGGTCATCAACCTGCTTTCGGTAATTGACGGAGCTCCCGTGAACATTCGGGACTCGATCGGTAGTGCCAACTACGTGGATCAGAAGGGGGTCACCTACAACACGGCAGGATTGTCCCTGATCGCCGCTGAGAAGTCCCGAACACGGGAAGCCATCGGTCGGTTCATCGGTCTCAAGCAGAAGAAAGTGATCCTGATCGGTGACGAGCTGGGCGAACTGAGTCCGGCCATCACGCAGGCCGCACTGTCCAACTTGTCGAAAAACCCGCAGTTCGAATACAAGGGTCTGAGCAACCCCGCATCCCGATTCGACGCCTTCGGCGACTGGGCTACCCCAGAGAACGGCTGGGAGTCCGTGACAATCGAGACCGACGATGAGTGGAAGACCAAATGGGGTGGGAAGTATATCCGCCTCGACGGGGAACGCAGCCCGAACATCCTCCTTGGTGAGGAGCGTTATCCGTTCCTCCCCACTCAGGCAAAGATCGACGAGGACAAAGCCCTGCTCGGTGAGAAGTCCAGAGCCTACTACCGAATGGTTCGGGCGGTCTTCTTTGACAGTGACGAGGCTGAAGGGATCTACGGCGAGAATGAAATCGTCGCAGCTGGGGCAATGCAGCGGACGCAGTTTGTAGGCCCCATCACCCGTATCGTCGGGGTCGACCCCGCGTTTACCAACGGCGGCGACCGGACAGTGCTGTTCACAGCGGAGGTTGGGACGGATCAGAGCGGGCAATACGTTATTCAGTTTGGAGACTATCACTATTTGAATGATGACACCACCAACAAAGCCGTCCCCCGAACGTATCAGATTGTGCACGCCATCAAGGACATGTGTGCCAAACTCGGGGTGAAGCCGGAGAACGTAGCGGTGGACGCCACGGGGGCAGGCTCTCCGTTTTGCGACGTTCTTGCGGGTGAGTGGAGTAACGAGTTCCTGCGGGTCACCTTCGGCGGCTCCGCTTCCGACAAACGGGTCAGTATGAATAGCCAGCTTGTTGGTGACGAGCTGTATGTGAACAGGGTCAGCGAGCTGTGGATGACAGGCAAGGAGTTTCTCCGCACCCGTCAGATCCGTGGTATCTGTGCCGACTTGGCCAAGGAGATGTGCATGCGTCGCTACGACATGGTCAAGGGGACACGGCTGCGGGTGAAAATTGAGACGAAATCCGAGCTCAAGCAGCGGGTAGGGTTCTCCCCCGACTTGGCTGATGCCGCGTTCGTGGCACTGGAGCTTGCTCGCCAACGCCTCGGTATGATTGCCATCGACATGCCCAAGGAAGGGGAATCAGGGTTCGGGAAACAGGGTCCACTTATCACGATGAAGGATCTCGACGTGGTGTCCCGCACTGACCACTCGACTCTTTACGACTAATGTGTTTGACATGAGATTCGGTAAGAACGAATATCCCAGCACAAACCTAAAAAGTTATGCCCAAACCAAAATCAACAGTAAATGCCGCTGGCAACTACACAAAGCCAGAGATGCGTAAGACCCTGTTCAAGAGAATCAAAGCTGGTAGCTCCGGCGGCGATGCAGGTGAGTGGTCAGCCCGAAAGGCGCAACTTCTCGCCAAAGAGTATAAAGCCAAAGGCGGCGGTTACACCTCATGAAGAAGTCCCAGAAATCACTGAAGGATTGGATGGAGCAGAAATGGCGTACGGCGGACGGCTCCCCCAGCGAAGGCAAGAAACGCTACCTACCTGACAAAGCGTGGGATGCGCTCACTCCCAGTGAGAAGAGAGCGACCAATCAGGCAAAAGCCAGAGGCAACGCCCAAGGCAAGCAGTTTGTAGCCCAGCCCAAGGCGATTGCCAAAAAAACATCCAGATACCGATAAGGCGTGTATCTCATAATCCTTTTGACTAGTAATGGAATAAGTGGTAAAGCAGGGTATGAACTACCCCATGCCGCCTGTTGACTTTGACGAACTCGAAAAAGATGCTCTCGGCAGTGTGAAGGAGGAACTGGCCGAATCCACTGTAGCTGAGATTCTCAAGCAAGGCATATCCCTAGGTATGCTGCTCGGTAAGAGCTACAAAAAGAAAGAGGAAGCCGACGACGAAGAGGAGGACGAGGACGAGGAAGAGGAAGAGGAAGGTAAGGAAGACGACGAGATGCCTGAGGGGTGTGGTCACCCGTCCCCCAAACACGATCTCGTCGCCATGTTGCTCGGACGCAGGGGGCAGGGTATGTTCCCGATGAAACCGAAGTCCTACCAAGACCCAACGGGCGAACCTCAAATGGTTCCTGTCGATGAGAAAAAAAGGAGCAAGTCATCCCCTATGATGGTGATCGCTATCTCACCGAAGAAAAGAAAACAAGGCGGGTTCTTCGGCTAAACCCAATCGATCTCATCTGGGTCGTATACACACGTAAGCTCCTCCCCGATCCGGATATCCCTTGCGGCGTAGTAAACGTCACTGCCCCTGTCGTGGGTCAGGTTGGGTTTCAAGGAATGGTTCACGAAGTAGGCAGCCCCGACCTCATTGAGATGACAGTCAAGATGAAAACCTTCTGCATCATGATTGCAGATTTGCTTGACGTAACCTGTAACCGAATCCGGTAGCCCCGCAAGTTCACTCCACCTGACGAAGTGGTTATGCCTCGGGGCAAACACGACCTGCCCGCTGCGGATCTCCGTGAGGGTCACGACACCGACTCCGGCTCCAGCGATCGAGCTAGGCACTAGCTTCACCGACGGGCCTCGGAGAATCCTGTTTATCAGATCGGTCCTATCGAGCGGGGTCATTCGGTTCTTGGGGGATGTCCGTAAACTCGGTCATGTAGCTGTAGTCCGTGAAAAGCGTGCGTTTGTTCTCCACGCTGTAGACAGTCATATCGATCCGATAGCCCGGATTTTTGTCGATCGGCTTGTCTACCCATGCGTTGTCATGCCAGACGATCCGGTTGTTCGGGTAGGCGTAGAAGTTCCCATTGTCCATTTTGAATACGTGGGCACACTTATGCTCAGGCGTCTCGGAGAAATTGGTGTCGAGGATGCTCTTGTTCTCCCAGCCCCAGTCCAAGGTGAACAGATACTCCCCTGCCTCCTTCGTATTGGTGGGAGTAATGAGCAATGCCCGCAGGCCTCGCATCCGCGCCCGCACCTGAACGTCGATATAGGGGCTGAAGCAATCCCAATACATCGCGTGCTCCAGAGGCACAGGAGCACAGGGCTTCCAGCAGAACGCGGAGATAGGGCGACGTGTCCAGTTTACCCCGTTGGATAGGAAAGCCTCGAACAGCGGAACTCGTTTCTCGATGGAGGCGACAGAGTGAACATCACACGGAGTATACTCGCCATGTCCGCTCTCGTGGTTGAAAAGATACTCATTACGCAGCAGGCAGGTAATGGTTGGGATGTTGTGGTTGAGATAAGGCACGCTCCGTATTACACTCTCAAGGCGGATAAGTCACCCGCTTTTTTCCAGTGTGGCGACGCGCCAGCGGCCGTATCGGTGAGATCCTTAATGCGAATAAGTTGCCGTTTTGACGTCTCAGAAAAGTTCGAAAAGTTTTTACAAACCTATGTAATGTAGGTAATGTATGTAATTCTATTAAGATATGTTAAAGGAATTACATGAATTACATACATTACCTATATATAGAGAATTTTTATAAGTAGGATTTTCAGGAATTGGAAGATTCAAACGATTGTTCTATTCCTGTATCCTGTGACCTGTTTCCTGTGAAAGTTGATTCATGAAAAATAAGTCATGCTACATGTTGCAGGATACAGGTTACAGGGCTCACCGCTGGGGCGTTCCGTGGGGTGAAAGTTATTCTTGCGTTTGTCTTGTTTCTGTATTAGAAATTGACAGGTCTAACATTTGAACCCTATGGCTGAGAAACTTTCTTACACACGTGAAGCTGCCCGTGCTCGGACAGGTGGAACCGGAATCCGCACCGAACGGGACCGCGAGCTGGAAGAAGAGAACCGCAGAGCCCTTCAATTTTCTCAAGCTGTTGATGCAGGTTATGATCCTGTGCAATATGGTTACGACCCCGTCACACGGGTCAAGGTAGGAAGAGATGCCGCCCTTCGGTCTGTTGCGGCTCGTGAGGCTGAAACAGCTAAGCTGAAGGTCCAACGTGATGAAGCCACCAAAGCAGCCATGCTGCGTGCGGGGCTTACTGAAGATGGCAAGGCACGGGCTCCTAAAACAAGCAGCATGGATAACAGGCGTGTGATGTTAGCCCCGCCTGCGAGATCTTCGTTTAGTGTCGGAGAAAATGGCGAACCTGTTTGGACGGGCGGCTACATCGACGGGAGGATCGCAGGGCAAGTCATGAAAGAGGAGCGAGCCAAAGCTGAGAAAGCTGGCTTACAGCCTTTCGGACCATCGAAGAGCGAGCGTGAGTATGATGCTTACATGGCTGCGATGGACAAATACAAGGCTTCTCAGAAACCTGCTGAAAGTTCATCCACAGTTGCTCCAGCTACTACCGCCGACCCCACGACTGCGCTTGACAATGTCGACACGGATTCAACCCCAGCTGCTCCGGCTTCCGCTGCAGCCCCTACAGCTGCTGCTACTGCTACTGAAGGCGGGGCTGATATGAGGGGACAGGCTGAGACCGAAGTGACCCCTGCGACCAGATCTGCTTTGGGTGATACGGCTCGGTTGTTCAACACAGCCACCAAAGCCGCATCGGTAGGAGGTGTTGCTGCTAACAGATTTATTCAAAACACGGCTCAGGCTACCAAGAACTTGGCTGAGATCTCAAAAGCAGCCGATGATGTTTCCATCGCTAGTGCTGCACGTAAGTCAGCGGAGGCAACTTCAAAAGGGCTTTACAAGGCTGGCGTAAAACTGGGTGCTGCTGAAAATAAACTCAACACTCTGCTTCAGGCATCCGGTCAGACCCTTTCGGATTTCCCCAATGCGAACGCGGTAAGAACTCAGGCAGTCGCCGAAGCCGCCCAAGTGGCTGCGAGAAGCAAGTCACCTCTTGGCAAACTCGCCAACGTCGCCTCTCGTGCGGCGAACTCAAAGGCGGGGACTGGCGTCGGTAAAGCAGCCACTGGTCTGGGGGCTGCTATGGATGTCGTTGATTCCGTCTCTGCTGTTAAGAGTGTTTACAAAGATGATTATGACTCCAACACACCGGAGGCCGCTGCTTACAGAAAACGACTGGAAGAGGCTGAACAAGGAGGCGTAGGCGGAGCTGCTAAGTTTCTCGCTTCTGAGACGTACAACCTGACTCCTGCGGTCCTAGGAGGAGGCGGTAATACTGTCAGCGGAGTGAAGAATATCATCGACACTCAGACCAACCTGAAGACGGAGATTCAAGAGGGTGAAGGGGAGATTGCCGCCGACAAGCTCAGGGCCAGTATTGCTGATCGTAGGGCTTCCCAGCGTCAACCTTACCTTGAGCCTTTGCTGCCCGCCGCAGATCCGAACCTCCCCCCAGCGGAGCGCAAAGCCGCCCAGCAACGGGCGTTTGCCAAGCTACCAAGCGAGGACAGATCCAAAATCCTTGAGCAGGCAGAGGTCAACATGCGTGTGGATCAGATGCTTTCCAAAGACCCTACCCTCAGACAGTTCATCGAGTCCTCTGACCCTGAGCGTGCTTCTCAGATGATGGACGAGCTTAGAACTCAGGCTTCCGAGCAGCGTCGATTATTCAACGAAAAACGTAAAAACGCTGGTCGTCCTTAACCATTTACTGTATATTCCCATCATCTTATGGCTGACCCACTTTCTTATTTCATCCCCCGTGAGATGGATGATTTTTCTGCGTCGCGGTTTGCGACCGGAGATGAGGCGGCTCCAGTCTATCAAGCTCCAAGCTATCAGTCTCCTACAACCACGACTGTGACGGAACCTCCGTTGGAGCCTACGCCTGAACTCGGCGACCCTCTTTCTTATGAGCGGGACATCCGCCCTATGAAGAAGATGTTCTTCCGTTCGGCATATCAGGCTGGCGCACGTGACCCTGCATCCTTGTATGCGAGGAACACCGCAATGGTGGATGCTTCGTTCAATGCCGAGATGCAATCCCGTGCTAATGAGTATCGCCTATATCAGCAGAAGATGGGACTTGATATCGCTAACTTGCAACTCCAGAAAGCCCGCGAAGAAGCAGAGCGCGATCGTAACATGGCCGCGAACATGCGCCCATTGGTGGCCGAGCTCGACGCGTTGACCTCTGACCCTAACCTGACTCAGGAGCAAGCCACCATGTTGTATGGTCGGATCGGAATGAAATATGCCGAAGAGCTTGCCATGAACAAAGGTGCGGCCAATGCCTATACAGCGACTGGTCGAGCCATCACAGGGTTGGAGCCCAAAGTCAAGGAGGGTGTCGAGATCAACAGTGTTCTGAATGTTGTTGGGTCTAGCCCCAAAGGCATGGGCGTCATTAATAAATACATTACCGAGAATCCTGATTATGGTAATCGTGTCCCGCCTTCGGTTGTAGGCGAGGCGATGCAGCTCTCATCTAAGGAGCGTAAGGAGAGTGAATCGGCGGCCGAGCAGAGCACGCTGATGACTAGAACTCAGATCAATCTGCTTCAAAAATCTCTCGATGATGTGGGGGAAGCCAAGCTGTTTGAGAACCCTAACACGAAGAAGGTAGACCCAACTAAGTTTGCTTCCCCTCAAGATGAGTCCCGTGTAGCTTCTGTCATCTCAACATATGCCCCAGAAATGGTGGAGCAGATGCAGAATGCCACAGCCGAGCAGCGACTCAAAGTAGCCTCCGATATCGTTCAGGCTATAAATACTGGAAAAATTTCTTTGATCCCCCGCAATAGACCAAAAGCAAAACCTGCTGGTGCTTCGTGGATGGAGTGAACCCCGTATCCTGTTTCCTAAACTAACACCCTAATTAACTAACATACAACCGCCCACTCGGGTATTTTCACCATGCTGGAAATCAAACCATTTAGCGTCTGGTCGCAAGACCACTCCGACACCCCACCTACTGAGCAATATCGTGGATACTCCACCTACTTACGCTCGTCCCACTTCAAGAACGGAACGCTAAATGAGCAGACCGAGAATGAAATTAACGAGGGCATGTATCAGAAAGCTGTTGCTGACGGCTTGATTGCTGAGGACGCACCTGATGAGGAGAAGGAAACTGTCTTCAGATCTTTGACTGGGGCTGAGCCAACTGATCCCAGTTTTACGAACGCTCAGTTCTTACCTGATTACTTGAGAAGTAAGTTTGATCGCAACTCCGCCGAGTATGCCCAAGCCGGATTGGTCGAGACCTACTTGTCAGCTAAACGGGTAAATTCTCCACTTGCCGAGCAGCACAAGGCGTCGATTGAGCCGCTGCTGGCGAATCAGGAAATGATTACCGCCGCTCGGAAAGCTGCTGTTGATCGTGGGGATATGCAGGTTGTGTCCTACACCAAGCCTGATGGGTCGAAAGGTTTTCATTTCGGGGCAGACACCACTCGTGAGTCTCTTTCGGGTAAGGTGGATTCCTTGCTGGCGTTGGGGGCACTCGATGCGACAGATCTGAAAGAGGTCAATAGCTATCTTGATCCGCTGAACGGAGGGGTCGCCAACAATGCCCAAGCTGTTCGGGCTGATGCCGCTTTCAGATTCTTGGACGAGACAATCAAGTCCGACCCTGCCCTCAAGAATAATTTCAACAACGCCGTTCAGAAAAGGCGTCGCCGTGAGCAGGTGGCAGGCATGACCACAGGGGAGCGTATTTTCGACGTTGCCAAACAGGCAATCGCCATCCCGTTTGAGGCTGCTGCGAATCTTGTCGTCGGGACAGGACAGGCTGTAGGTGAGGCTTTTGGAGCCGAGTATGCACCCGAAGAGGCCCCAGCCTCTGCCGATCTCACGAAGGCCAAAGATGCCCTTCGTTCCAATGGTTACTCGGATGCGGAGATCGAGCGATATGTGACCGATTATACCAAGCATATGACGGGCCCTGTCTTTCGTGCGGACAACCCTGCTTCGGGTATCGACACTGATAGTCTTGGAAACGTGCTGCTCGCCCCTGAGCTAATCAATCAGGCGGTGTTTGACAAGGCTCTGGAAAGTGCCCCACTGAACGAAGCACAGAAGGCTCAGGCTCCCGAACAGCGTAAGCTGATGCTGGAGAGAATGACCCCCGAATACATGGATTTGATTGTGGGCGAGTCTACGGAGGCGTTGGATGCCTACACTAAGGCTAAGGCCAGCGGGATCTCTGATTCGGCATTTGTGGAGTCATGGTTGAATGACCCCAATAACTACAGCGGTTTCTCCGAGCGACTCCAGCAATTCGGTTTGTCTACTGTTTCCGCAGTTGCCCAACCCCTGCTTGGTGTATTTGCTCTGGGTGGGTCTGAAAGTGCTGCCAAAGGTTTGGCTGCGCTCAATCGTGAGGCTGGTCAGCGTCAGAAGTATTCTCGCCTTTTCGGTGATGAGTACGGTCTCGGGTTCCAAGTTGCAAACACCCTCCCTCAAGTTGGTGCGGACATCCTTCTGTCTGTCGGAACGGGTGCTGCTTATACGGCGGCCAAGACAACAGCTTCCACAGGCATTAAGAGTGTCCTCCGCAGTGCAGCTAAACAGGCTGTGGCTGATGTCGGAGAAGATGCCGCGTTGGCGGTATCTCGTGCGTCTACCTTGACGGGTAGCACTTCGGAAGCGTTCAGTAAAATGTCCCAAGGGTTGACCAAGACTTTGGGGCTTACGGAGGCATATGCCCCGATTGCGGCGTCATCGTTCATGCGGTCCGCCTCTTCTACTTACGGCCAGTTGTATGACGAACTGCCCGAAGGCATGTCCCATGAGGAGAAACATAAGGCGGTCTTGGGGACTTCTATGCTATCTGGTATGTCTACTATGCTGACAGTCGTTGGCATGGGCTTGATCGGCCGAGGTGGTGTGGAGGATCTCGCTACTGGCGGCGTACGTATCGGAGGCAAGACTGTGCCGATGGACAAGCTGACCTATCGCCAGATGAAAATGCTGGCTGATGAGACGACCCCCGTTATCAATAGGCTTACCGACAAGGCGTTCCAGCAGGCTCTTCGTGGGTCAATGGGTAACGCTTACCGAAACTTCTTCAACCAAACACTCAAGGGTGGTTTTGACGAGTCGGTCGAGGAGATGCTCGATCAGGCTATCCAGATGAAAATCACGGATGCCTACAAGAATCAGGACACCCCATTCCACGAGTTTGCCAATCAGCTGTGGGTTGCGGGAGTTGTCGGTGGTGCTCTCGGTGGAGGCATGGGGGCAGGGGCTCAGCTCTTGTCTCGCCCTACAGAGAATGACGCTATCCGTGCGGCAAGCGCACGTTACGATCTATTGAGCCGCGCCACAGAGCGGTTGAAGGCTTCTGGCTCTCCCGTCACCGCATCCTTGCTTGAGGAGCGTATGAACGAGGCGGCTCAACGTCTCGCTGAGGAGCGCACAGCCAAGGCTACCAGTGACGCTCAGGCTTTGCAGAACGCTGCCGCCACACCTGCATCCTCTACTCTGAATCCTGATTTCGGTGTAGCGACGGAAGATCCGGATATCCCACGCCCTGCCTATACCGAACTGCTCACGGATCTTGAGGGGGAGCAGGTCATGCACGGCCACTACAAAGGACGCGTCGTGCTTGAGGAGGATCAGGCTTATCTCGAATTGGACAAACCTGAATTGGACGCTAACAAACAACAGTTCACCCGCATTCATTTAGGTAACGCAGTCGATGTCGCTTCCAAGCATGTGTCCCGTTCTTCAAAGTTCAGGGTGACCGATGCTCCTGTCGGCAGTATACCAGCAGGCACTCCGTTCTACCAATATGGTAAAGGCGTAAAGGGCAGATATGCCCTACCTGACCCTGCAGCAACTAACTTGGATGCGGATTTCACGTTCCATCGAGATGAGAATGGTGAGATCAAGTCTGTTGTTATCAACACCGCTCGTAACTTTGACAGACCGGATGTCGTGTTCCCTCGCACGATCACTGCTCCTGCGGAACTACGTGTGCTCGGACGCATTTACGGGTTCGAAGTAAGCCCCAATACGGGAGCTGCTTCCAGACCTACGGCCGGAACTGCTGACTTCAGGTCTGTCAGGGCGGTAGCTAAGCCTGCTCAGTTGGAGTTCTCATACGACCCAGTTGCCGCCAAGCAAGGCAAGAAAGCTGCGCCTTCGTGGTCTATCGGGCAGAATAAAGACGATCAACCGATCATCTCAATCCCCCGTGCTAAACAGGGGGATAAAGTCATTCTATTACCACCAACAGGAGAACAAAGACCCGGTGCTGTTCAGGTTGTCTACAAAGAAGATAATACAGTAGACTACCTTTTCTTTCCGAACACCTTGACTGCAGGGCAAAACCAACCCACTGCTTATTTCGAGACCGACCCTGAGCGTATCCAACAACTTGCTTCCTTGTATAACCTCCGGCTTTCCGAGACCGATGGCCCGTCAGAAGCATTGATCGATGATGGCCACGCCCGTTTCGCTTTCCTCGACACTATGGCAGGAGCCCAGCTACCTCCACTTCCTGTAGTTAACCCAGAGGCGGGAGCCGCCCCAGAGGAAGCCGCTCCAGCTGTCATTCCAGTCGGCGAGGGTCAGATGGAATTGGGGCTTGATGGCGACGTTCCTGATTATGCCGATCGGGTTTCTAAAGCGGGCATGGCGAAAGCTGTTGTCGCCGCTGCTCGTCGTGTTGAAGAGCTCAAAGCGAAAATGCCTGCATCTGCGAAGGCCGATGCGGCGGCACTTACTGCCGCTGAAAATGGGGTAACCCGTGCTCGTGCTTCTTTGCTAACTGCACAAACTCAGTTGGAGAAGGCTACGGATAAAACCCGTGATGCGCGTGAGGCTACTGTGGCTACTCGTTTGAAACAACTTACGGACGCAGAGCAGAAACTTGCTGCAGCACAGCAGGCTCCTAGCTTAGTGATGACTCGTGCGATCAAAGAAGCTGAACGCCGTCTGAAAGATCTTCAAGATGCGTCAGCCAGAACAGAGGCTGGAGAAGTAATTCATTTATTAGGCGAACGTCTCACTCCTGAGCAGAAAATCGAATACAGCTCGGCGGTCGCTGCGGCGTATCCTGTTGAAGAAAGTTCGGAAGCGATAATTAATACTATCCTGAGACTCGACCCGACCTCCAGAACCCGCACGGCTCGTCGCATTGCTCAGCAGACTTACGCCGACTTCACCCCAGAGCAGATCGGGGGTGCATTGGCACGAGCAGAAGCCATGATTGATTTCGGTGTAGCCCGTGCGGAGGACGGCAGTGTCCCTATCGAGGTTGCCCGTGAGATCGTATCCGCAGGTGAAACTATCAAATCTCGTATCGCTGCTTTTCAAGGGATTGCCGTTGATGAAGAGGCTCGCCGTATAGCCAAGCTGGTAGAAGATGCTGGGCAGGCGTTGCTTGCTCAGTACAACGCTGATGTAGAGAAGGCTAACCCAACACCTTCGGCTCCCGCCGATACTACACCAGAAGAGACCTCTCCAGAAGAAGGGGTAGCGATCACTGTCGATTCCTTCCCAGAGGTTCTCGCTCGTTTCAACTCGCTGATTCAAGAGTATAAAGAAGCTGTGCTTTACGCTGAGGGGGCTGCTATTGCTGAAGGTAAGTCGCCGAACGCTAGGGGTCGTGCTGTTACCAAGGTTAGAATACCTATTCAGCAGGAGCTCAGAGCTGAGGCTAATCGTATTATTAACCTAATCAGACAGAACGACGACCTTGAAGAGAGTATCCGTGCTGAATTCGAGACCGAAGTGTTACGCACACTAGGCCGTAACTTCGATAAGGCGTTGAGTAATCTGCTTCAAACCAAGCGGGAACTTGTCACTATGCGTGGGGAGAAAGCAGTAAAAGGCGTGGTCCGTGAGACAGGAAAAGGCTTCCGTACGAAACAGGAGAAAGCCGTGTTTGAAATGCTGGCTGCGAATGGTCACGTTGTATCCGACCTTACCTCCACGGGGGCTATGTTCCCCGACCATCGCGCTGTAATCAACGACGTTGTCTACAACGCCTTCACGATGTCCACCCCCGATCTTCAGGAGGCAGGAGATAAATACTACAAACCATCTGAGTACATCAAGACGAAGAACCGCATGCTCGCCGAGCGTGTGCAGGAGCTTTACCCTGAAGTGGGTTACTTGAGTCCGGCGGGAGCTGGTGGCTACTACTATGTAGTAGGCAAAAACAAATTCCCCACTGTGTATGCAACGGGAGTCAAGGGGTCGATGCGCGTCTTGAAAAAAGATGGAGACCCAAAGAATGCGGCAGACTTCACGTACGTCAAAGGTGCATATGCTCCATATGTGTCTTCAAATCGTTACACGGATTCGACTGAGGTATCTGGGATCTTTACTAATAACCCAGTAGCTGTTCGTGCCCAGTTGGCGATGAGGATGTCTATCGCCCCTGCTCCCACATCGTTTGCTAAAGGCAAACTGAATCCATCTATTGTTCTAAACGGAAGACAAGCTGTTGGTTATTACATGCCGTGGGATTCTGAAAGGACTAACCCGTTTTATGGAGACTCCAAACCCGTCGATCCTCGTTTCACTCATAACTCGGAGACTTCCGACGAACCCCAAGCCCGTGTTCGTAAATCACGGCGTGCCGCCGAGGCTTTGTTCCTACTAGGAATGAAGGAGCCGTCTCGCAGGTCTGTGTGGTCTACTCAGTTTAGTGAAGAAACGAATAAGCTGTATAAAAGGACTTCTGGAAAACTTGATCTCAACGCAGGCTCTAAAGGCTCGGTGGATACAAGACTCCCACTCACCGCTACCGGAATGGATAATACGGTTATCGGGGTGCTCAAGGAGTATACTGTTCAATTCAACGAGTTCAGACTTGCCCAACTGCTGACGCAGTACGTGGCTAAGCAGTTAGTGAAGCAAGTTCGTAAGGGGCAGGAACTCTCTCCGGACATGCAGGCTTATATGGAGGCCAAGGATCTGGGTGCTATCTCAACAAAACCATCCGAACTTAAACGGATTGTTGAGATGTACGCCAAAGGACCAGACGGGTCGTTCGCTCCTGCTGCCTCGTCGGTAAACATCACAGCATTTCTGAAAGATATTTTTTCTAGGATGACTATCGAAGAGGTAGCAGATCACGTAACTACGATGTATCCGGATACAACGCACCCAGAAGTAACTGGAGTGTTGATGAACTACGCCATGAAATTGCTGAAGTCCACCGCTGTGGACGGGGCTTACTACGCTGCACCTACAGCGGACGACACGATGCGAAGATCCTTCAACCGCATTGCTAACACTCAGGCAAAAAGAGAACAGCGCAGCTTCTGGAAGGAAGGAGAGCAAGTTTCATTCGATGAGTTGTTTGATGACGAGCTGTTTGGGATGGAGAACTCCAATGCTATTCAATCTGAGTTCAGAGGGGACGCCCCTCCCGTGGCGCAGCCTTTGAAAGGCAGCGTCGGTAGGGCGTTTGAAGCGGCTGGGTTTAATGTAGACCCAGTATGGGATGGGGTATCTTCCATTGAACCGATTCGCTTACCCGCAGAGTCGGAAGATCCTATTTACTACACCCGCAGCGAACTTTTGACAGACGATTTCCGCAAAGCGGTAAGGGAGAATCCTACCATTGCTTCGCTAGTAAAACAACTGGCACTGAAACTTGATCCCGAGTTGGCTGTATTGAGTGGTGTCGAACTCCTGTCGAAGTTGAGTGCCAAGGTATATGAAGGCGTACTCAAAGGAGACCCGACAGCCTATCAATTCGTAGCCAACCTCCAGTCGGAGCAAACAGGAACGGGGGCGATCGGTAAGAAACTGGCCGCTCACTTGGTTCTTTCGGGATGGCTACCTCCATCGAAAATCTATCAAGCCGCCTATGTCGGTCGCTCAGGAGCTACTGCAGGTATTAGAGTTGCTGGGTCGCAGATCACCCGTCTCGGGTTCCTGTCTCCCTCGGAGCATGAGGTTTACGTGGGGGCCACGTCTGATATGACGACAGAGGAGATCCTTGCTCGGGGGGCTCGTGCCCGAACAGCGTCGGAGATTGAACAGAAAAATGTGAAGGATCGGTTTACCGCAGCCTACGGGGTAAACGAATCCGAAGCCGCCCGCCAGAATGACGCGTTTATGGACGCGGCCAGACTTGCTCAGTCCACTGTGATGTCGCTCAATCGCGAGAGGTATCAAGCGATGGCGGAAGCCAGTGTCGCCCAACGTCGGGTCGAAGGTCTGCGTGAGCGTTTAGTCTTGCTCGCAGGCAGTGACACGTTCACGAATGCGGCCGAAGCTATCCAAGCCGCTGAGGCCAATAAGCAAAACGTCCTCCGCAGCTTGCGTAAGGAGTCGGCTGACCTTTACGGACGTGCCAGAAAACTCGACAAACAGATTAAGGAAGCCTCCGAAAGCGGAGCAACTTTGCCCAGACTTCTCCAACGTCGCAAGGAGTTCTCGGCCATGCTGGCTGGGACACGTAAGATTCCTAAGAACTCCAACGCAGAAGATGTTGCCGCCCGCATCAGCGGATTGGATCAGGTGATTCTCCGTGTGGAGGCTATGTCTCACCCAGAGAAGATGGCCTCGATGAGAGCGGAAGCCCGCAGTTTGAGAGCGGAAGGTAGGACTAAGGCCAATCAGGTGTCTGAGTTTAAGAATATGGATACCAGATCCGTATTGCTGAGAACAGTACAGGAGTTGAGCGAGTTCAACAAGAAGGCCGTAATGTCGGAGCTTGCTGTCAACATGCTCACCAAAGAGGCGAAGGAAGTATTGCTTCTAGCCCGCACCCGTCCTTACCAACTGCTCGCCGATCTAGCGAAGAACGACCCCGACTACCTGAAAGCTAAAGCTAAGATATCTCCGCTTACCAGTGAGGAGCGGGGCATCCTGCAACGTGCGGCCGTCGAAAAGTTGGACGCCGTTAGGTCGAACGAGAATCTTTCTAAAGCTCATTCAGCACTAGGTAAACTGCTCCGTGAAGCGGGGTATAATGTAAGAACTACACAAAGACAACAAGGTGCTACTGAAGATCTGTTTGTCGTTCCTGACGCTCCTGTTATCCCGCCACCACCAGCGGGAGTCACTGAGTTTATTTCCCCGAGTCTTGGGGTCCCCGCAGAAGGGGTTGTTTTCCAATCACCTGTGATCGTTCGACCAGAGTGGGAGACCAGAGAAAAAGGGTTTATGTGGGACCGCCGAGAAGTTACCCATTCGGTTGACGAGGATGGTTTCATCTCGGCAAGGGTTGTCTACACATATCCTTCTGGTGAGACATCGGAGGAGACGCTCCGTGGAGCGAAAGCTTCTGATATCTTGGTGAAACGGGAAGTCAGAGCGGAAGGGGAGCAGACTGTCATTGAGTATACGTACTTTGATGGGTCTACCGAATCCGAGATCATGGATGGACTCCCGAGCACTGGTATCGAAGACTCCGATTTCACGTTGCCGCCGACAGACACCAACCCCAACTTCAGGTCGGAGGCGAGGACTTTGGGCGTCCAAAGAGCCAGAACCGCAGAGGCTGCTGAAAGAGAAGCCGCCTTAGCGCGTGCCGCTCAGGTCGACCAAGAACAACCAGCAGATACCGAACAGCCCGCCGAACAAGCTGAAGAGCAGCAAGAGCCTTACTTCAATCAAAGGCAAGCAGCTGCGCTGAGTAATCCTGAAAACTTTAGACCTCAATTAGGCAGGGTTGAAGGAGAGCTGACTGGCGGATTGACTTACGATGAGTGGCAGTTTGTGTATGACTACTACACGCAGGAAAGAGAGGATGCGATTCAACGTGAGAACCCTGAAGCATTCGCTCCTCGTTTAGGCAGAATCGACACCGAAGCACTGGCGAAGCGTCTGAAAAAGAACGATCAAGTAACTTCCAGAAACGGATTGTTCTTCTCCGCTGGCGTGTTCACCAAACAAACCCAAGCCGAGATCGTCGCAGCCAACAAAGCCGAGGCTTCTCGTCTCGGACTGGTAAATGGGGATGCCTCCAGTGTCGTAACTGCCCTTCGCAACATTGCTAAATCCGGCGGAGTGATTCAGAAAGCGGTTGCTAATATGTTACTAGCCAATGGGGATATCGTTGCTGGCACGAAGTTTGTAATGACTGAACTCAACAGCTCCGAGGCAGGGTTCTATTCTCCGGAAGATAACACAGTCGTTATCAACCTAGACGGCACAAACGGCCGAGGTCTTGCGGATGTTCTGCTCCATGAGTATACCCATGCGGGAACAATCGAGTTGCTCACACGCCCACGCACCGCTGCTCAGCGTGATGCGATCCAGCGTCTTACCGCTCTTAGAAACTTGACTTCTCAGATAGCGGCTGAGCGAGGCATCGACTCCGCTGTGTTCCGTGCTGGTCTGGCGAACAACGCAGAGTTCATCTCTTACGCCCTGACTGCTCCTGAGTTTCAATCGATCCTCGTGAACATGAGTCCTCCGTCCCAGCGTTCGGTATGGCGTCGTATCCTCGACACCATCGCTGACTTCTTCGGTGTGTCGAGGGAGCAAGTGAATGCTCTCGATGAGATTCTTAACTTCGCTACTATGGCGTTCACTACTCCGAACACTTTCGGAACCACGTCCACCCTGCAATCTGCTCGTGATGAAGATCGCCGAGCTGATGAGATGAACCACGACGTAATGATCGCCCAGTCGAATCGCTTCACCACAGCGTTTGATGTGCGCGAGCCATCGACTCCTTCGGTGGAGGAGCAACAACTAGCCACGCAAGGAGATCTCGTATTCGATACCATAGGGGCTGCCCGTAGTGCATTACCACAAGGTGTGGAGCTGGTCGAAGACCAGCAGCTCGAAGGGATCGCTGGGTTCTCCCGTGCAAATCCTACTCAGATAGTTGTCAATCCTGATTACTTGGCACAAGCAGTCAGAGGACTGCCCGCCCATAGAGCTGCGGCAGTTGTCCGCTCTACGATCGACGAGGAGGTAGCGCACATGGCATCCGATGCTGTATTCTCAGAAGCAGACTATGCGGATATCGCAGAGATGCTCGGGAACAGCGGCCTCAACCTTGTGGCCCATGAGTATTACTCACTCAAGTATCCGTCCTTCGCCGAGCGTTCCGCTGCGATCAGAGCTGATCGGGATTCCGGTATCCTGTCCGATGTGACCCTAGCCTCCGAGTGGACTCGGATGCAGGTATCGCGTATGGCTACAGGCACTACCCGTGAGCGTGATCTGGACATGATCCTAGATAATAAATCATTAGTAGATAAACTGATTACTGCGCTACTGCGTTTCGTTGAAACTCTTCGTGAAAGATTTGCGCTTTCCCCTACCGCTTCCACAGCGGCGAAGATCTCACAGGCTTCTCGCATGATGCGTCGCCTTCAGAATGACGGAGCCATCCCTGCCCCTGAGTCCTCACCCGAAGGTGAGATGGGCGACACTACCTACCTGCTTGCGGCTCTGAGCAATCAGACAGTCGAAGGACAGGAAGATAGAACATCGTTCGCTGCCCCCATCGCAGCCATAGACCCAGATAAGAAGTCGTTCATCGAACGCTTCTGGGATAAACTCGGTGAGCGTGGGCGCATCTACAACATGCCGACCGCCTTACGTGAAGTGTATAATAATCGTGCAGGCGTGCTCAGCACCGCCCAGTACGACATTCAACTCTTCAACAAGAAGTTCTCCAAACTGCGTGACTCCGCACTGGCAGACGGGATACCTATGGAGGATCTCATGGTTGTGCTCGGGACCACTGAGCCGATCATTAAGACCCCCGTCCGTGCGAAGATCGCTTCCGATCTGCGTGCGTTCGGTAGAACCCTCAGCCCACAAGACCCTGCCCGTGAGGACAAGATGCGTGAGAAAGAGAACGAGCTATACCAACAAGCAGCCCACGAGTTTGCCGCAGACTTCCGCCTCAAGCAAGAGGAGATGGAGAAAAGGCTCCGCAGCAGGGGTCACTCCGAAGTTGTGGACCTGATGGTAGAGTTCAGGAAACAAATGAACAAGCAGAAAACCATTGTCAACTGGGACTCCACGAATGATGTGTATCTAACAAGACACTATCGTTACTACGATACCCCCGGCTGGCACATGGCTGTACGCAACGGGACAGTGTTCACCGATGACACGGGAACCGAGGTTGACTTCGGTGCTCGCAGGCTGGTCGCTGCCAGAAGTTTGTATATGGAAGAAGCAATGGCTGACCTGAGCAGGGAGGGTATTAAACCAACTCAAGATCTGCTGGACCAGCGTGTGCTTGTCAAACTGGACGAACACCTAGATAGCTTGGACAAGATGCACGCGGAGGAGTATTCCGAGAGCATGGCAACCAGCATCAGGCAAGACCCGAACCTTCTCAAGAAGAAAAACGAGGTCGACGCCTCGCTCAGGGGGCTACTCGGTGAGGTCAAAGACCCGCTTGAGGTTGCCGTGAGAACGATGCACAGCCTGAGCCGTATGGCAGCGAACAAAACGTTCTACGAGAACTTCGAGAAGATCGCCATCAAGCAGGGGCTCGCTTCCTATACACCACAGGATGGAATGGTTTTGCTATTCCCTTCCCGTCAGTCCGATAGGTACGGCACGCTCGCTGGGCTGCATGTACGCAACGATATTGCGGCAGCTCTGCGTGAGGAACTTCAACTTCAGCTTGGACAGGGAGAAGCCAACGCTACGAAGGCTATCTCAGGACTCACCAAAGGGTTCGCAACCTTCTCCGGTTTGTCTATCACAGCCAAGACGGCCCTCGGTGTGGGTTACTGGACACGTAACATCATCGGTGGTGGTGTGTTGAGCATTACTCAAGGACTGTCACCTCTTTCCCGAGACTCCATTGCCAGCTTCAAGGCTGCGTTTAAGGGCAACTTCCTTGGGGCTGAGTCCGACGAGAATCAGCGTGAAGTTATCCGCCGTCTGACTGAGCTTCAGATCCTCCGTGATGATTCCCAAGGGCGTATCATCACTGACATGATGAGAGGGTTCATGACCAACTCCGATCAGGCGTTGGACGAGGCTCTTCAAATGATCCTGAAGTCCCAAGCGACTGGCAGCATGGCTGAGATCAAGTCTGTGTGGAGCAAACTATTCTCCGTACCTCTTGAGAAGGTCCCTGCGGCAGCGGCTACCCTTAACAACTTTGTAGACAGTTACTTTAAGGCGAACGCTTACTTCCAAGAGTTAAGATTCCTCCAGAACAAGTTCGGGGAAACCCATTCGGCTGCGGAGTTGGAGCAACGTGCGGCTCACAAAGTCAAGCTGACGTTCCCGACTCACTCGCAGACGTTGGACATCACCCGTGCATTCAACCGCTCACCTTGGGCACAGTTGTTCATGCCTTTCCTCAGGTATAAAACGGAGATCATCAGGACGATGATAAACACTCCGTTGCTGGCGGCCAGCGAGATGAAGAACGGAGAGTTCTCTCGTGGGCTCCGTCGACTGACGGGCTACTCCACTGTCATGATTGGTGGGGCTTCGATCCTCGGGCACACGATCAGCATGATCTTCAGTCTTCTCGGAGATGACGACGAAGAGAAGCGAAAGCTAACCGAAGAGGAGCAAGAGCAGATCCGCATGGGTCTTCCGAAATGGCAGAGACTTCACGCCCTGCACATGACGAAGATTGGCGGTAAGATTCAGGTAGTCGACATGAACTACATCATGCCGCACTCCATTGTTACAGGTATCTTCTCCATCGCAATGAACGGAGCAGTATCAGGTAATGGTGTGTCCGGTAGGGATGTTGCAGCGTTCATAAAGTCTGAGTTGCTCGGAGCAAACATTGCAGCTACAGCTGTCAATGAGGTTCTCTCCAACAGAGATGACTTCGGACGCGAGATCTACAGCAGTTCCGACAATGCTCTGGAAGTCTTCCGCAAGTCCATGACTCACCTCGGGGCAGGGACCCTACTCCCAGCCTCGATCGACAAGGGGCGTAAGATCTTCCGCAAGGGAGAGAAGAACCGCTTGGAGCTGATTCTTGGGGAGTTCACCGGAACCAGACCGCAGCTGCACGAACTTGATACAGTGCTTGATCGTGGTATGCGGACAGTCAAGGAGGGCATCGATGCTGCCGTTTCCGAGCGCAGCCCGTTCACCAGCGGTAAGTATCTGGATACCGCTGAGATCCCCGACATCTTCGACAGACAACAGCGTATGCTTAACGCCAATCAGAAGAGACTCAGTGATCTTCTCCGCGTGATGCAGTCGCTGGGTGTTGAGGAGTCTACGATCTTTGAGAAATCCAAGGACACCCAGATCAGCAAGCAGACAATCGCTCTGGCAATGGACGGGCAGCAACTAAGGTACACCCCGAACGCTGCAGTTTACCAGAAGATGGACGCTAACATCAAAGCTCTGGGGGAGGAGGCGAGTGCCGATCCCAGATTCCAAGCCCTGATTGATTATGCTGAGAAGCAGCCTGAGATCTACGACGTAAGCTCCTACTGACTTCGACGATGATGCCCCCTACGAATAGGAGGTACACCCCGAGAATTGAAGCAGCGAACAGAACGGAAAGGGCGGCGACCAAAGAGGTCATGCGTCCTCCTTCTTCATTACGAATTTGCACTGTCCTCTTTCGGTGGAGCCTGATTGGTGCAGATACCATCTGCCCATCTTCGGTTTGTTCAGCACCTCAGGGTTGCACTTACATCGTTTGGTAGCCCTGTGGGTATGAACCCCATACAAGGGGATCACGTGGGTTACTGTTATCTGTCTCTTGGTTTGTTTCTTTGTTTGTTTTGTCATAGATTAGGAATGCTTGAAGTTGATGAATGAGATTGCGAGTTTGTTGATACTGTCAAGGATGACGGATACGGGCATGGATTCATACGCAGCGGCTACCTCATACGAGTCTTGGTCTTTGTCCTCGTAAGCCATCAGCTCGCTCAATTCCTCCATACTCAGCGTGTCATCCCAGTTGTGAAGATAGTGGCTGGCTGCCTCGTTGAACGCCTCGGCATGCAGGGGTTTTGAAAGATCCAGTCTTGATGGATTCTTTCTGTCACTCACCTCATAGCTTAGGTCAACGATGGATACGCCGGATGCCTCCCTCCCCGTGTACGCTTCACTGCAAAGGTTGGGCGGTATCCGGTTCAGTTGTTCCATCAGCACACCTACGTGCTCTGGAAAGCAGGAGTAGGTCACGTCTATTGTCAGTCTGAGTTTTGATTTCATTGTGGTTCGGGGTCATAGGTTAGCCTCGTCCAGCTTGTCGATTACCCAGTCGTTGAGTTCGTTACGAAGAGCGGAGTCATTGCTCTGGGCGGCGGCCATGATGCTGTCAAGAAACGTCTGCCTGAGTCTCGGCAACATGAGCTCCACTCCTTTGATGGATATGGTGTTCACGTAAGCGATGATGGCGAGGTGTCCTGTTGTGCGGTGGGCTATTCTCTCAAGGGTGATTAGGCATACGCCTGCGTCGAATGTTTGTTTAATCTGAGTCATAATGTTTTTGGTTGTTAATAGGATTGGAATTTGGACATGTGTGCTAAGGCTTTGCCCAGAGCGTTATCTGGGTAGCCGTATTTTTCTGTCATACGAATCATGTTCTTTATGGCTTCTGATTCGAAATGTTTCAAGCCCCGAACTAAGAATTGATCGGTGCTTAGTTTATCTACATGGGCGGGGTCGTCTCCACGAGGGGATACCCAGTTGTGGGGTCCCTCAGCGGTAGCACGATCGAGCCATATCGATTGTAGCAGTCTGATGGTGCGAGACCTGTTCTCCGAACTCAGATCATTCACCTCCTTTCTACTTATGTAGAGCAGCAGATCCATCGATAGCGTGAGCGGGGTAGCCGCCGCATCGAAACGATCATACTGAAATGCCAGAGGGAACGTGGAGCCTATCGTATCCAGTTTGTTTAGCTGCGCTATAGTCTCAGGAGACCACGCCCTGAACCACGACTGACCTATCGCCACTAGAGAAGTCGTACCTGACTGCTGCCCGACGGAGTACGGGTTCACGATTAGCTTGCCGTGTCTTCGGGAGAATATGCCTAGGACTGTTGTTTCATGGGGGTGCACCCATATCAAGCAAGAGCCGGAGCAGACCAGCGAGCATCCGGAATATGCAGCTGTTTTTCCTTTGGCTCGTCTCTTTAGGGCGGATATCCATATGTCTTTGGCCGGAAACTCCAGAAGCATATTGGCAGAAGATGCTTCGTCGAGAAGCATCGAGGCCCATAGCCTGACGCGTTCCTCGTCGCACTCGCGTTTCGCATACTTCTGGAAGATATCGGCGGATGGTATGTTGTGTGGTCGGCTCATATCTTATTTGTCTTGTAGTTCAATTACTTCTCCGAACGGATAGTCGCCCGCCGTCAGACCTGTGGACAGCCACAGGACGGGGTAGTCAGGGGACACCAAGTATCTGAGATCATCGGCGTAGCCGTCCGTGAGGTAGACCAACACGTCGGGAGTGTCGACATGGTCCCTGACCCAGTCGAACGCTGGCTGGAACTTTGTACCGCCACCGCCCTTGAGCGACGCAGGCACGGGGTCTCCGGTCTGCAATGACACCGAGTCACACACGACATGGGACACGGACAGGAGGTGCATGTTCTCTGGGTGCAGCTCATCGAGACAGTCGGACGCTGCCGAAAGGAAGCGTGAGTAGGTGTCTTGACCGATCGAGCCGGACGTATCTAGGACGAACACGATGTCACCACACTTCTTGCCACGACGTCCGCATGAGATGAGCTTGGTCGTGATGAATGACGGGACATCCATAGGTGAGTTCCAACCCTGCGCGGATCTCTTATGCAGCCACTCGCGTAACTGGTTGGCCCAGTCGAGTGCGGAGAATGCCTTGCGGTGATCGGCGACACGTGTCCCGAGCGACCCCGAAGATGAACGCTGGGCATGGTCGATCATGTCGGCAATGAAGATGCGCTCGTTGTCGGCTTCCGTCTCGGCGATGACTGTTTCCCTGTCCTCGTCGTCAGGTAAGTCCATCGTGTCTTCACTTCCAGTGCCCGGAAATTTGGACATGTCAACGGAGTCATCGTCTGCATCGGCCTCGCCTGAGCCACCGCTCTGTGAGTCGGTGTCAGCGTCAGCATCAGCATCAGCATCAGCATCCGCCCCCTCCGTGGTATCGGTATCGGTATCATCGTCCCCGTCACAGGAATCAGGGTACAGGTTGCCGTCATCGTCGCCAGCCTCTGAGTCGTCGGCGTCATCCTCGTCAGGCAGAGGCGGGGCAGGCGGTGGAGGGGGCTGGTTCGCCTGCTCTCTACGCTTCTCCGATTGGAGCTTGCGGTACAACTCCTCGGCCGACATCTCCTTGGGGAGGGTGCGGTCGAGCAGTGCGCCCTCGATGATAGGGAATACCTCCCGACCGATCGTCTTGTTCTGCTCGTCGATCAGCAGGTTGATGATGTAGTCGGCAGCCACGTTGGCCAGCTTCCTGTCGGAGAGCGGCATCAAACGCCAGCTGTGACCGAGCAGTCCGTGCAACGCCTCGTGGACGAGCAGGAAAGCGATGAGCCCTGATCCGTTAGGCATCTTGGAGAGATGGTCTATCGCCTTGGGGTTGAGGTATAGCGTCTTCCCGTTCGTTGCGCCGAAGGGAACTGTCGATGTCCACTCCCATTGGAAGGACATGAGTTTGGCGTAAGCCACTTGGTAGTATCGCGCCGTCGTGCGAAGTGCGGTTGCCATAGCACTCTCACGGGGGAACGATGATGGATCTATTATCTTATTCATTTTGTTTACTTTTTATTTGTCTTATTCATTTAGGCAGGACAGCCTGCCCGTCTCTATTACAGCCCCAAACTGGCCAATGTGGCATCAGCCTGCTTGACAATCTGGTCTGCCTTCGAAGCGATCGTCCCACGGGAGGACTCGTCGACTCCGCCAGTGCCTGCAGCGATCACCTCGGCAGAGGAGTCGAGCAGATCATTGATCTCGGGCAGATCCATGACGTTGAGATCACGCACACGGCGGACTTCGTCACGCAGCTTGTCGAACTGCGAGAGGTGCAGTCGCTTGGCGTTACGCAGGCGGTCGATGAACTCAACCAAGGTGTCACGCAGGTCAAGGACAGGACCGCTGTGTGCTTGACGCAGCATGTCGTCGATGTGTGCCTGTGATTCGGCACGTACCCTGTTGGCTACCTCGTCGGCCACACCCTTGAGGACACTGTCCTGCAGGGAGACGTGGCTGTTGACGATGGTGAGGGTCATCGTGAACTTGGAAGCAACCTCGGTGGCGGACGGGATGGTCACCTCGTCGGCGAACTTGCCGAGACGTAGACGCAGTCCGTTCATCAGGGTGGGGTAGGTTGCCACGATGTCCTCACGCACAGTGTCAAGCTCAAGCATGGCATCGTCGTAGATATTCTGGGCTGTGGCAATTTCCTTGACAGGCAGGTAGAACCCGCCCGTCCGACACGGCAACCCGAGGCGACGGAGGCTGACCCCTGTGCGTTGCAGCAGGGAGATAGCACGTCCGATCGCTGTTCCTCTCGCCGTGAGTACGGTGTTGTAGACCCGAGCAGCTTGACGCTCTGCTCCCGCATCGGTCGTGACCCGAGCGGTGGCTGAGCGGTTCAGTGCGTTGGTCGCAGGTGCGCTGGTATTGTAGTAGGCAAGCACGAGGCTGTGCACTTTGTTTATCTGGTTGTCTTTCATAATGTTGGTTCAGTCTTATTGGTTTAGGATAGATGTTTGATTAGCCGACGATCAGGTCATGGCTGCGGGCATGCTCATCGAGCGGGATACCACGACGGACACTTGCCCGTGCGCCGTATTCGCGGATGTCACCACGGCAGCGGAGCAGCAGCGACACGAGCCAATCGAACTTGCCACCAGCCACAGCCACACCGAGGTCATCGAAGCCGACGTGGGCAGACGCAAGGCAGCAGCTCACCAAGGCGAACTGTGCGGCGGCATCCTCGGGGATGACGAACGAGTCGGGATCTTTACGCAGGGAGGCAATGTCAGGTAGCTTGTCCACGTGCTGGAGGAATCCACGGAAGGCGAGGGTGGTCGCCTTGCCTACGCAGGATTCCACGTGCTTGAAGTATGCCTCCTTGTGGGTCAAACGGTAAGGCTCGGCGAGGGCTACCTTCTCCCATTGGCGGGGGCATGGGTGGGGTGAGCCATCGTAGGGCATCTTGGTCGGAGGACAGAAGTGATCGACGTTCTCCCCGTAGTTGTGGGTGAACTTGAGGAAGGCCATCACATGAGACCCTGAGTTGACGAGAGCGGGCTGTGTCTCAGCCCACGCCAACCAGTCGCCGATGTCGGGAAGCAGGGTGTACTTGGCGCAACGTGTGGTAAATGGGGCTTCCTCCACCTTGGCTGCCGTTCCGTCAATCCGTCTGTTGCCAAGAGCAACGACACGGATGTTGCTGCCTAAGACGTGAGTGCCCACCCTTGGCTTACCCTGTGCAGGATACAGGGATCGGAGCAGGGCACGAACCTCACGCTCGTAGTCATTGATCTCGTCGAGCACAAGCAGGACGGGGCGGTCACCGACACGTGCTTCGGTCGGCCATTGGACGGGAGCATAGAACTCCATGTCGCCGTTGTCCTGCGGGTTACCATAACCGAGGCACTCGGTCGGGGCTGCGCCGTTGAGGTTGACATACCAGAGCTCACGACCTGTCAGGTCAGGGAGCACCTTGCATGCGATGGATGTCTTGCCTGCGCCGCCGGGCCCTTCAAGGAACAGGAAGTTGCCGACTTCGAAGGCGATCTGTGCCTGCAATGGGACTTGGGCGGGGGTAATAACTGGGGCTGTATTTACTGTATTGGTATTCATTTTGTTTTGTTTTTGTCTTTTGAAGTGCCCTTGGCGGGATGCCTCGGGCTGAGATTTGCATATGGTATTGGGTTTGTCCAATTATTTTTTACTCGGTGATGACTTCCCCGTCAACAGAGGCAATGCCAGCGTCGCAGGAGTTGGCCAGCCGACCGAGGAGCTGGTTGGATAGGGTGTTGAGCCCGTCGAAGTCCTCGTCGTAGCCATAGGTTACGAGCAGGTCGATGACGGCTGTCCTAGACAGGTCAAGGTTACGGAAGATATCTCTGCCGATGTAGTCGGGGATACCATCGTCGATGGTGCATGCCTTCGGGGGCAACAGATCCTCCTCGAACGCCCACGAACGGGAGCTGGGCTGTCGAAGCTCCATAGAGGCGAGCCTCTGCTGGATCGTGCTGGTGTTCGAGTCGGATATCTCTACTCCCCAATTCGATTTCTTCTTGGGGCTGGAGAAGTAACGGAAGTTATCGACGGGGGTGTGTGCCCAGACCTGACCGCCAAGCAGGGTCGCTGCCTCGTAGGCGAGGGAGCAGGCAACGTCGAGCTGGCTGAGCAGGACATACTCACTGTCACAGTGGGGCATGTGGTAGCCGGAGCTGATGTTGACCATGCTGACCTGCAGCCCACGATTGGCGAGCTCGCCGATGTCGGTGATGCTGCCATACGCCTCCGAGTGGTTGTTGTCGATGGCTGTCGGCAGGTTGAGCATGGCAGCAAAGAACTCGTCGCTCGAACAATCCATGCCGTTGGTCTCACGGATGATGTCCATCGTGCGGTTGTTGCGGTCGGCTTGGATGACGAAGGACGCATGCTTGAACCACGACAGTGGCACACTACCGCTGCCGAGACACCCGACTTCCTCGTCACGGACAAACACCACAGTCACATGGTCGAGGCGGTGGAGCATCTGCATGGCTACGTAGATACCGCACTTGTCGTCACCGCCGACACCTGCAGGGGCATCGTTGGCATCGATGGCAGACAGCTCGTCGCCGTCAACCACCAGCTCCATGAACGGGGCATAGTCGTGCACCTGATCGAGGTGGGCTAGGAAGTAGGGGTGAGGGCCTGATGCGTCACCCTTGCGGATGAGCATGTTGCCCGCCTTCCTGACCACAGTGCACCCCTCGGGGGCGAGGGCAGTCAGGGCAGCGATCATGTGATCGTTGCACTTCTTCATCTTGCTGGGGTTCTGGAGGATGAAGATGTCGTTAATCATCTGCATGTCGATGAACTCCATAGACTGGGTAGTCCGTTGGATGAAACGCTTGCCCGCACTACGTTCGTTACGGCGGGAGAACAGGCGATGTTTTGATTTTGATTTTGATTTCTTGTACATATTTTTGTTTGTTTAGTTGTAAGATAGGCTCGCTCTGACGCTGTGCCTCCCAGCGTTAATCACTTCGGGGTGATTAGGCATCCGCTTCTGTGTTACCGCAGATCAGTACGATCTCGTTGTCCTCGGTGCGGGTCAGTGAGTGGTGGAACACCCGTCCGTCGGCGAGTGTGACACTGTCATCAACAAGCACCATCTGCTCGTCCGCAGTCATGATCGCATTGTCCATGTGGCAGGACTCCCTTGTGTAATGCAGAGGGGAGAGATAGACGAGGTGGTCGTCGTGGATACGACCATCCCTAGTTGAGAGGGTCGTGTCGCCAAACCTGACGTACCCTTCATAGTAGGGGACGTAGACTGCTTGGCTCTCCTCTATCTCCTCACCGAAGATATCCTCTACCATCGACTCAGGCTCCTCAACATCAAGCGAGCCGTCGGTGTTGTCAAGCTCGGAGAGTTTGTGGCAAGGCCTGTCATCCCTGTTGGAGAGCATGCCATCGTCATACCAGTGACGGAGGGAGTCAATGTATGGGACATTGTCGTAGACGCATAGGGTGCTCGGTGTCGGGATAGACAGCAAGCGATAGGACAGATCGTTGGCAAAACCATCGGTGTGATACACACACTTGACGATGTTCTCGTCACGGAGGAACTGCCTGACGGCATCGATCGCCTTCTGTGGGTGGCAGGAGTTGATACGCACACAGTAGACCCGATCAAGGTGATACTGCCCGTTGTCGTGCCATACCAGAGCACGCCCGCAGTGTGCACCATTGACCTTGATGAGCATCATGGACAAACGACCAGCACGTTGGAGGTCGTCATACAGGGCGAAGTAGGTGTAATCCTTGCCTGACATGCAGCTGCCCAGATCTATCTCCTCGTCTGCTTCCCAGTCGGAATAGACTTCACTGATGCAAGTCCCGTCAGGTATCCACTCCGCAGTGTATTGCTTGACCGCAAGGATAGAGTCAATCTGAGACAGCCAGAGGTTGGTGGCTGCCGTGTCAAGCGGTGGTAGTTCGTAACGCTTGAGCCACTTGTTGATTGTGGCAACCGGACGCCCCGCACAGGCTACAGGAATGTGATGGGAGTATGACGGGTATTGGAGGGTAGCCTCGACAGGTCGGAATCCCCGCATGGTCTTCGAGTCGAAGACAGAAGGAGGCAGATCAGGCAGCATGGTAGTGAGCTGCTTGAGTCCTTCTTCGGAGGAGATCAGGCTGTCCAGATCCACGCCCTGCTTGACACTACCAGCCCTGTCACCCGTTGGCTCGATGGGTGGCATCAAACGCAAGGTCATATCCCCACCTCGTGGATGAGCGAGCCGGATGGAGGTGATCGGCGTGATGGGCTGCCATCCGTCATTGTGACTCTCGGCGTCGATGGTTGTGCGGACAGTGAACGGGGCGAGCAGGGTGTCCTTGTTCTTGAAGACAAAGGGCTGCTTCCTCGCCAGTGCGTAGACATGGCAGTAAGTGCCCAGCTCCGGTTTGGTCGAGCGGATATGCCTAGCTAGGTGGTTAGTGAGCATGTCCCATGTCACCTCGGAGGCTTGGGTGATGGCTTCTTCATCTTCGGCGTTGCGTTTGGCGTTTTCGTATTCTTCAATGATGTTCATTGTGTTTGTCTTTCTATTTGTATTTGTCTAGTTTCTGATTACACACCATGTGTCATCAGACAGGAAGGCACATCGGGGGATATGCCCTCGTGTCTGATCCTTAATCACCCAGAAGTGATTAAGGATACAGGGTTCAGGGTTTTCTTCTCATCATTGATTCCACCGAAGTGATAGCCACCAACAGGGAGTCGGCGGATGTCACTTCGTAGACGGCGGGGACTTCACCCAAGCAGCAGAATCCACTTGTATTTCCGACACCTACGTAGAACGTATCGTCGGAGTAGAGGTGGATGATTACTTCTTCATGGGCATCTGATCGTGTCTCCCTCAGCTGAAGGAGCAGGCGGTTCATGACTTTGCGAATGAGCCATGAGGCTAATACATTTTGTAGGTATCTCATATAGGTTACAGGGTTCAGGTTACGGTTTGGGGTTGAGGATGTGGAATATCTGTGCAGCAACGTGCGCCCCGTGATCGGGGTGAGTAGCCACATAGGTGAGAAACGCGGCGTCAAACATCGGGATGTAGGTGAACGCTCCCTCGTATGATTGCGAGGTCGTGTCCCTGTATACGTCCCAGTCGTCGGCTCCGACCTCGACAGGTCCACACTTCTCAAGCAGATGGTAGATGCTATCAGCCGTGGCAACCTCGTGGGGCTTGAGGTTTCCCCATGGTGCTGGGTTGTTACGCACCCTGTAGTGACCAATGGCACACGAAAGTGCAACTTGACGTGCCTCGATGGATGCATCCTCCAGATCGCTTTCAGTATACTTGAAGAGGCAGATGGCTTTATCGTAATTCCGTCGATGATCTTCGGAGATGAGGAACTCAAGCATGGTGTCCGCCCAATCATCACCTTGCTGCCAGTCCTCGTCTCCCGCCGTGATGTTGCCGTTCGAGTCGATCTTGTAGGAACACTCCACATCCCAGTGACGGGGGGAGTAGTGGTCTGCGTTGCGGCACACCCAATCATCTCCGATTAAGGAGGCGCGGCGTATCTTGTCATGCCAACCTGCTTCGAGGAGTCGTTGCTGTAATGGTTTTAGGTCTTGTTTCATAATGTCTTTGTCTTGTAATACAGTAGTTCAGCTCACTTGATACGCTGTGCTGTTCAGCGTTAGGCTAATAGGATACAGGGTTCAGGCTGGTATTACTCTGGCAATCTTCCACCCGAAGAAGGTATTCGGATTGGAAACCTCACGGAAGAATCCAAAACGCTTGTCGTCTTGGTATCCGAGGAAGACAGCCAGTGTGCCATCGTCTAGGGTAACTGTGTCGTTGATGTTCATGGGTTCAGATGTTTCTCCATCCATAGGTGCGGACAGCAATGCGACCACCCGACAGCGAGCGGGTCGAGGCGATAGATGACGAGACGCACCCACAGCAGTCATGCTCGTGGTGGCATCGGTATCTGAAGTGGTCTTCAATGTCCTCCTGATTGGCTGCAGGGATGATGGCAATGGCACGGAACGAATCGCCTGAGCGATCCCATTTGGTTTTCTCTTTGATGATGGTCATAGGGTTCAGGGCACAGGGTTCGTCATGGCATTGGCTACTCCGCCTCGTTACGGCTTCTGCCAGCACCTCGCTGAGATGGTAGTTCATGACGTCCCAGTTCAGACCGATGTTGCAGTCCTTGTGGTGATCCATGCGGCGGAGGACTTCCTCTGCTTGCTCCTGAGTTACCTCAGATTCGGCATAGCGGTTGCCTGTTCGTCTCACGTCGTCAACCTGCCACAGATCGTAGGCAATGACGTCGTCGGGGTTGTAGTCCAATAGGTGGTTGATTAGTTCTTTAACTGTCATATGCGTTTGTCTTGTAATTCAATAGGCTCACTTGAAACGCTGTGCCTCACGGCGTTAATTACTTCCATGTGATTAAGCAGGCTCAGTGTCTTCGATGCCTGCCATCTCTTTGGCTTCGTCTTCTTCGTAGCCCATCTCGTTCACGAGGAACGCAACGTGCAACTCAGGGTCGTCGATATTGGAACAGGTGTCGGAGACTTCCCCGCCGAGGAGTTCAGCGATACCATAGAAGGCACAGCCCTGCTCGTAGTAAGCGAGACTGAGCTGGACTTCAGGGAACATCTCCGATAGGGCACAGAGAGCCCCCAATGGAGGACTCCAAGCGGTATGGAAGGATGCCATCCCGTAACCGAGTAGCGTTCTGGCTGCTTCCTTTGCGTCGTCCGCTTCGAGATCCCACTTCGTCCCCCAAGCGTCAGCTTGAGCAGATACAGTGTCCCATCCATGTTCACCAGTTTCGGGACGGCTTGGCTTTACCATCCGCTCGAAGCTGAACCCACCTTCGCCTTCGAGGAAGGACTTGAAAGCGGGGGTCATGTTTGTAATTGTCAATTTGTTTTCGCACCAGTTTGGCATAATGTTTGTTCTTTCTTTGTCTTGTAATTCAATAGGCTCACTTGAAACGCTGTGCCTTACGGCGTTAATTACCTGCAAGTGATTAAGACTTGCGGGACAATGGAGATGTATGTAGTGTGCTGCCATGAAAGATGCTATCGCACGCAACGCCATCAAACGGGCAATGGTCGAGGGGTTCAACCGCCCGAAACGCACACCGAACCATCCGACCAAGAGTCACATCGTTGTAGCCAAGGAAGGCAACAAGGTGAAGACAATAAGGTTCGGACAGCAGGGCGTATCGGGTAGCCCGAAGAAGGCGGGGGAGTCAGCTTCATATGCAGCAAGACGCAGGTCATTCAAAGCCCGCCACGCCAAGAACATTGCCAAGGGCAAGATGTCGGCGGCGTATTGGGCTGACAAGGTGAAGTGGTAAGCCTTAATCACTTCGAGGTGATTAAGCAAAGGCGGCGACTTCACGATCCAGCTCATCGCCGTCAAGGATGTTACGCTCATCTGCGATCATCTCCGAGTGAGCGGCAAGGATCTCCGAGTAGACTCCGATGTCATCGAAGTTCCAGAACGACAGCATCGGGAAGATCTCCGACGCAAGCTGGGCGGGGATGGTGTCATAAACACGGCAGATCATCACGATCTCGACGAAGCGACGAACGAACGGACGGCGATCATCGCCGTCATTTGCCCCGAACAGCTCACCGACTTGCGTCTTGCAAGCGGCGGCTAGGATGGATCTCCGATGAACGGAGCATAGGTTATGGTATCTCATACGTTAATTACTTTCAGGTGATTAAGGTTTAAGGGCTTGAGTTGGATGCGTTTGCCCCAACTGCTGAGGCTAACGATTTCGTAAGTGTCAGGTATTAACGGCAGTGGCATAGCCACAGCTTCATACCATTCCCCGTCTATCACTGTACCTCCATTGTAACGGATAGTTTGCCCGTATTGAGGGTAGGGCGAGGCATTGCTTGCGATGATGCCTTTCGGCGGTCTATCGCCATAGGCATTGGGGGGTGCATGCCTTGCCCTTTTAGCACATTCTGCTTCATCCCAAATCTGTTGAGGATAAGTGTATGTTTGCATAATCGTATTTGTTTTGTTAATAGGTAGGCTCACTTGATACGCTGTGCCTCTCGGCGTTAATCACTTCCATGTGATTAAGGATGTTTGACGAACGATGAGCGAGCATGCTCGACATCGCAGTGATACTTGCCCTGCAGGGGGGCGGTGTCGCCGAACACGATGACACGATTCCGTTTGACGACAACGGCGGTGCGTCGATCGATGAAGGCACAAACCAGCTCAACGATCAAGCCGAGCAGGTAGAGGGAACAGAGGGCGATAACAAACGCACTCCCGACGATGGTGTAGATAGCGAGGTTCATAGTCTTGAGATAACAGGGTTGAGTTCAGTGAGACGGAATCCTGATACAGGTTTCAGGATAACGGATACATTGCCCTCCGTCATGCGGATGGCAGTGGCGATTGCTTCAGCCATTATTTCCCGCTGTTGGGCGGGGCTGAGCGAGATGCGACGCAAGGTCGCAAGTTGACGACCGACTTGCATCGGTGTGATCGTTTCGGTTTTCATATGTCTTTGTCTAGTTATGGAATAAGACGGCTCACTTGATACGCTGTGCCGTTCGGCGTTAATTACTTTCAGGTGATTAAGCGAGGTTGGCGATGATTGCCTTGCGGTCGGCATCGTTGAGTTTGAGGGTTGCGATGTAAGCCAACGCCTTGCTGGCTTTCGGGGTCAGAGCAACCTTACGTCCATTACCACTACGCTTGTCGTTACCAGAGGACTGGCGGAGACGCAAGCCAGCATCACGGAGGATGCGTTGGACGTATGCTTTGACGTATCCTGCTTTGAGCAGGAGCTTCTCGACTTGGCGATAGGCGGTTGCCATATCGACTTTGTCTTTCGACTTGCCGACGACTTGCTTCACTCTATCGGCAAGTGATGTCTTGGCTTTGTCAAACGCTTCATCGGCATTGAAGTATGCCAAGGCAAGAGTTTCAAGCTCTGCAAGGACTTCTTTGCTCAAGGACTTAACGACTGCATTGGATTTAGTATTCTTTTTCATATGTCTTTGTCTTTCTTAATTACTTGAAGGTGATTAAGCGGATCGCATCGTCCGATCGGATACCAGCGAATCTGCATCCTGAAACAGGAATCAGGATACAGGGTTCAATCTCCCTTCACAAGTAAGGGACTACACCTACCCGCAATCCTTTCCCGTATCCTGTATCCTGCACCCTGATTCCTGATTCCTGAACCACTAGATATGGTAGAGGATACAGGATACAGGCTACGGGTGGGGGGTCAAATTTTTCTGGAAACAGGTATAAATACAACCATGTGTGTAAAAAATAATTGAAGATACCCATACCTTGTGCTATCAAGGGGTGTGTCCACACCATATGTGGGGGTGTACCGATGATTTTCCTTATTTCACACCAAGACCAATCCAAATTATGAGCGATCAACCCACACCAGATACCAAAAACGGCACGTATTACGCCAAGAATCGAGAAGCAAGGAAGGCGTATCAGCTGAAAAGATACCATGCGCTCAAGAAAATGATTGCCAGACAGCGGAAACTCGCACGGGAACTGGAGCCTGAGAAGATGCAGGCCTACGACGAATATCAACGGCAGTATTATCGCAAGCATCGGGAGCGCATTTTAGCCCGAAAGAAGGAAATTTACGCCCAAAAACAACCTCGGCGGAGCCTCATTTCCCGTATCCGGAATCCTGAATCCTGACTCAGGTAGCATTTACAGGAGCAATTTCGAGCTCCGATTTCGACATGTAAAGTTGTTAGGTTGCGATATCGAATGGCAACTTTCAAAGGGCGAGCTTGCAGGTTACAGGGTGCAACTTACGACTCGAATGTCGTATGTTTAGCCCTGAAAAGCAGATCCCTAGATTTTCCGTTTGCTCTTTTTGACGTCCCAGAGAAGTTTGAAAAGTTTTTAGAAACCTATGTAATGTAAGTAATGTATGTAATTCTATTAAGATATGTTAAAGGAATTACATGAATTACTTACATTACCTATATATAGAGAATTTTTATAAGTAAGATTTTTCAGGAATAGGGAAATTCAAACGCTTGCTTTAATTCATGTAATGCAAAAAAGAATTGACAACTGGATTTTCGGGGTCTACGTTCGGGGCATGTCTGACACAACGATCGAACCTAACAACTCTTCGTGCAATGCGGCTGTCGCCGCGACAACCCGCTACGAGCCGAAACGGCTTCCTGAATCCTGTATCCCGATTCCGGACTATCCTGACTTTGCCCTTGACCCTGAGACCTACCTCATCTGGCGGGCGAAGCCATCGAAGAAAGGCCACCGCGCTGGGGAGGTCTACCCCCTCAACCCGTGCATCCACCCAAGGGGCAGATTGTGGAGCGTGATGATGGTCGACGCCGAGGGCAAACGGAAACGGGTTGCCATCTCGAAAGTGATCCGTGAACTGACGGGAGAACTCGATACGCCGATGGGGCGTTTGGAGGCTTGACCTTGCCTGCTTTTTAGACTAATCGTAAATACCACACGCCGCTATGTCCTCATACGTCACCCCACCATCCGCCGTCGCCGCAGCTCTCAACGAGTTGGAGCTTGCCACTCTCGACAAGGATGGCAACCCGCCCAAGGAGAGCCGGATGACCTCCGTGAAGAACGCCGCGAGCCTCTACGTCAAGCTCGTTCAGGCTGACGAGGAGAGTGCCCGCAAGCGTTCGAAACTTGACGCCATGTTCGATGGTGTTTCGCCCTACGATCAGGCTGTGTTGAAATCCACAGGACAGGGGGCTCGCACAAACGTGAACTTCGGTGAGGCTCAGCGTTTGCTTGACGTCGGACTGAGTTCGTTTGTCGACCTCTACTCCTCCCTCAAGCGACTGGTCAATGTTAGAATCAAACGCAGTGCGGCGGGCGAGTTCGATCGCACGGCCGCCGAGCAGATCATCGGCGAGGAGATCTCCGACGCCGTTCGCAAGTGGCCTGAGTTCCACTCCCACTACCTGAGACTGGCTACCGAATACACGAAACATGGTGCAGGATTCGTTTACTTCGACAACGCCGTTGACTGGCGTTTCCGTGTTAGCGGTCTTGCCGACTTCCTTTTCCCCCGTCAGTCCCGCGCCAGCGAAGAAGCCCTTGAGGTTTGCTGCGTGAAGTTCCCCTACATGTTGCACGAACTCTATCGCTACATCGATAGCGAGAACCGCGTGGCGGGCAGTGCCTCGTCGCAGAACTGGAACCTTGAGGAGATCAAGCGGGTGATTGTTCGCAACGCCAAGACCGACTCACGCACCTCCGGTGTGATGGGTTACGACTGGGAGCGGGCAGCTCGTGAGTTCAAGAACAACGACCTCTACATGGGCATGGAGAACACCACTGTCGACATCGTCCACATGTGGGTCAAGGAGTTTGACGGCTCGATCTCGTTCTTCATTTTCGCCGCTGACAATCCGCAGGAGTTCCTCCTGAAAGAGGTGTCCGTGTTCAAGTCGGCACAACAGGCATACATCGCCTTCACCCAAGGGGTCGGCCCTAACGGGACGTTCCATTCGATCCGTGGTCTCGGACAGCGGATCTTTGCTCACATCCAGATGTCCAACCGCCTGCGTTGCCAGATGGTCGACAGTGCGATGCTGGCAGGCAGCGTGATGTTGCAGCCCGACAGCGAACGTTCGCTCCAGAAGCTGTCCTACACGATGTACGGACCCTACTCGATCCTGCCTCCCCAGCTGAATGTTGTGGACAAGACTCCGCCTAACCTGAGCTCGGCGATGCAGCCAGCTCTTACGGACGTGAGCACCCAACTCGCCCTCAACGCCGATCCGTCAACTGTTTACCAGCAGCAGTCAAGCCCCTACCGCAACGAGCGTCAGGTGGAGAACGATGTTGCCATCTCGACCCGTCTAACAGGTAGCACGTTGAACCTGTTCTATGCCGCGTGGTCGCGCCTGTGGCAGGAGATCGTCCGGCGCATGGTTGAGAATCAGGATGACCCGTATGTCCAACGCATCCTCCAGAACATGGAGGAGCGGGGCATCGATCCGAAACTTTTTTCCGCAATCGACACTGACCTCACCTTCGCTGTCAAGGCGATCGGCAACGGCAGCGCGATTGCCCGTCTGGCCAACCTCCGCGATCTCTACACTGTCGCAGGCAACTTCGACGATGTTGGTAACCTGAACCTTACCCGCGACATCACCTCCGAACTTGTCGGCTTCGATCTTGTCGATCGCTACGCACCGCCGACACCAGAGCCACGCACCACCAACGCCACGAAGATCGCCCTCATCGAGAACGCTCACATGGAGCAGGGCATGCCCCTCCCTGTGCTCTCCGAGGAGCCACACGGCGAACACATCCGTGCCCACCTGCCACGCCTCAACGAGATCATCGCTGGCATCGACAGCGGCGAGATCGATCCGATGCAGGCACTCTCACAGGCGACAGTCTTCCACGAGCACATCACCCAGCACAATGCTGCGCTGGCCAACTCGAAGAACGCCCAAGGGCTCTACAAGTCGACCAAGCAGATTCTCCAGCAGAGCGGCGAGATCATCGCCAACTTCTCCAAGCGTCTCATGAAGATGCAGCGTGAAGCAGCCCAGCAGCAACAGGAAGCTGTTGGCGGGGAGGCAATGCAGGGCGGACAGCCACAAGCCGCTCCCGTCCCGACTCCGGCCGAGCTGAAGTATCAGGAACATCAGGTGCGCATGCGGATCGCCGAAGAGGTGGCCATGCAGGAAATGCGCCTCAAAGAGCTCAAACAGCAGCAGGAATTGGCTCTCAGAGACGCCAAAGAGGCTGCTTCGATGGGGCCTGCGTAATTTTTTACATTACTTTTCTGGAAATAATTGACAAAATTGCTTCACTCAGCGATCTTCAACTCATGTTTTTCTCATGGCGTTCACTACTCGCCCTTCCCAGAAGGGTGTCTAACAAAGTAAAAACCGACGGAGCAACCTCCGCTTCCCGCGCTCACTCCTCATATGCTCATGTCATTTATGAGCGGTGGCCGATGGCAAAGCGGATGAGGCTGTCCACCCTGCTCAACGATCCTGTCATGCTTGACGCGATCGGCACACTGCAGGTCAGAGCCGCTCAGGTATCCCCCAAAGTGGATGCGGCTCAGGCGTTGGCTTCCATCAATCACCTCAACGGGTACATGGCTATGGCTCATGACCTTATCGCTCTCTCCACTCCGATCGAGTCTCAACACGACAGCTTGCAAGAGTGGGCTTACATCGAAGATGATGCGAGTCCTGTGTCGGGATCTCCTCCGATGGAGTGAATACGTATTGACAAAAATCAAATACCCACGTCCTGTCTTTTCCATTAACTAGAGTAACCAAATAATATGTCCACCTCAGCCACACCCGCCCCTACCGCCGACAGCCCATCAACCGACACCGCCCCAGCTTCGTTTGGTAGCGGTCTTGTTGACGCCATCAACGCCGCCTTCCTGCCGAGCAACGACCCCTCGATGGCTCAGCAGATTGCTGCCCCTTCACTTGAGCCGGATGCCCCTGCATCTCCAGCCGACACCCCCGACCCGCTGGACCAAGCCCTCGACCCTCTTGACACCGCTGCGGAGGATCAGGCTGCTGCCGACGCTGGTGATGACCCGCTCTCGGCTCTCGACGATGTGGTCGGCAAAGACTGGACGGCTCAGGCCGCTCATGCGTTCAAGGAGGTCAAGTCCCGCCTCAAAGAGGTGGAGCCCAAATACAAGGAGACCCTCTCCCTGCTTGAGCAGCGTGAGGCGCGTATCCGTGAGCTGGAGGCTCTGGCGTCCGACCCGAAGATCGAGGAGCTCCAGACTCGTGTTGCGGAGTATGAGAAGAAACTTCTGATTCAGGACTTGGAGTCCAGTTCGGTCTACCAAGAGCAGATCGCCCAACCCCTGCGTGAGCTCGGAGGAATTGTGGAGACGATCGCCGAACGCTACCAGATCCCCGCTGAGAAGCTGGTGGAGGCGGTATCGCTCTCCGACGAGGTTGCTCAGGACGAGGCTCTCACGGAACTCCTTGCGGGTGCATCCGACAGGGACAAAGCCCGCATCTACTCTGTGGTCGACCAGCTGACTCCCCTGATGCGTCAGCGTGAGGAGATCCTTGCCAACGCAGAAGCGGCTGCCCTTGAGGTCAAGGAGCTTGAGCGTGAGCGTGAGATGGCGACTCTGGCAGAGCGTGCTGCCGAACGTCAACGCGCCGCCAACATGGTCGCCGATCGTATCGCCGAGAAACTCCCGTTCGTCCGTAGCTTCGATGGGTTTGATTTCTCCGAGGCCGCCAAGGAGGTTTCACAAGTCGACCCTACCACCCTCGACGCTGTCAACCACACCTACAACGCGATCGCAGCAAAACTGCTGCCTCAGTTCGCCAAGCAGTTTATCGGCCTTCAGCGCGAGAGGGACTCTCTGGTGGAGAAACTCGCCGCCTACGATAAGTCCCGCCCACGTGCGGGAGGTCCGTCCGGAGGCTCCGGAGCAGCTACCCCAATGGGCGACTCCTCGCCGGAAGGTTTGTCCTTCGCTCAGGCGGTCGCTTCTCGGATCGGGTGACCTTAATCAAATAGTTTATTTTTGCAGTTGACGATTTGCATTTCTTATGCAATTAGTTGTGCAACCTAATACTGATTCAGGCAGCTCACTGCCAGCAAAGATTCTAACCAGTCCTGCAAAAGTGTTCTAATAGTAGTCAGAGGAAGGGATATCAGAAGCTATTCGGGGCTTGCCCCACCATCGCTCGCTTCGGCGGTGACAAACAATCGCTTGGTGTGCTTCGCACACTTTCCACTCTTATCCAACAATTCAACTAACTTACTACTATGGCTGTTCAAGCAGGACAAACTCACGTTGTGGACAACTCCACAACCGTAATCGATACCATTCTCACCCAAGAGGCAGGACGCCTTAATGGTGATATTCATCGTCGGACCGTTCACATCACCCCGTGGATGGATCTTATCAAGCAAACCGCCTTCCCTGAAGGCATGGGCTACACCCTCGGCACGGTCATCTATGACCGCGCACTCCCTACCACTGCCGCTAACGGCAGCACGCTGGGCGTTTCGTGGCAGGATATCGGCGGAGCACACCCCGCATCCAGCACTGTTGGTGACACCAGCTCTCTCGATCAGCTGATCGCCGGAGCACAGGACACCATGAACGTTCCTACAAAGTCGTTCATTCAGTTCGCTCGCATGCTGAAACAATACTCGCTGAAACGCGCCGTTATCGAGTCCCCACGGATCAACGTGGAAGACCTCCGTTTCGCCGCTTATCGTGACGAGCAGCTTTCAGCTGTTGTTGATGCGATGACCGAATCCACTCGCTACACTTGGGAAGAGCGTAACCGCGACGAGTATGATCGTCTCTGCGGTAACTACGTTCTTTGCAAAACTGCAGGCACGGCTATCACCAGCGGTGCATCTGAAGTGAAGCAGTCGTTCGCTGCCCCAGCCGCTGCTGCCTCCACCACCAAGATCGGTGATGTGGACAGCAACAACGACGACACTTGCGACATCAACGCGAACATCTCGAACAAGGTCATGGACATGATCTACTATCGTTTGGTTCGCAATGGTGCAGGTCTCAACGCCTATGGTCGCGAGAACGCCCGCCCAGTGTTCGCTGCTGTGATGAGCTCCGAAGCATCCAACACCCTCATCCTTGAGGCCGGAATCCGTGATGACTATCGCTACAACAACGCCAAAGTCAGCGAGCTTATCGCTCCTCTCGGTGTTGAGCGTTCGCACAAAGGTTTCTACCATCTCGTCGATGACCTTGCTCCTCGTTACACGTTCAACGCTACTACCGACGCCCTTGAGCGCGTGTATCCTTACACCGCATCCAGTGGCATCGTTACGCCGAACAGTGCTTATGAGACCGCTTCCTTCGAGGCAATCTACATCCTTCACCAAGACGTGATGCAGATCCAAGTCCCTAACCCGATCTCGGGAGCCAAAGGACTGGCCTTCGACCCACTTACCTATCGCGGTAAGTATACGTGGAAGAATATCATGAATGAGGTCACCAACCCAGATGGAACGATTGGTTACTTCCGTGGCGTTCTCGCCTCGGCATCCAAACCAATCAAAACCGAGTTTGGTTACGTCATCATCTTCAAGCGTGACACCTCGGCGATCGCCGCTTAAACCCTAAACCCAGTGCCCCTGCTCCGGTGGGGGCACTGGTTCTTTTAGCCCTAACCTTCAATCATATGCCTACTCTCGACGATCTCCCAACTCTCGCCCCTACCACACCAACTGGTGATGACCTGCTCCCTATCTACGATCTGACGGCCGATGGCTCGTCAAAAGTACGTAAGGTCGCGTTGAACCAGATCAGTGGTCTTAGCTCTGCCGACGTAGTGACCGATGCTGATGCTGGTAGCATCACCATCAGCTCACGCGTATTGGTTATCTCTGGTGGCTCTACGAGCACCCTCACTCTGCCTGCCGCTTCTGGTTCGCTCCGTGAGGTGTTTGTCATCAACGATGGCTCCGGAACGGCTACCCTGCCTAGCCTTGCTGCTGGGACAGAAGCAATCACCACAGGAACCTCGGCCCGCCTTCTCAGCGATGGGACTGGCTGGTATCGTGTATCCTGAACGCCAATCATAAACCCTTAGCCCCCGATACTTCTCATGCTTTGTTGTGAGGATGTCGGGGGTTAGTTTTTGTCTCGTTTTGAGGGCTGTGGATACCCGCCTAGCCCTATCAGGACGTCGAAAATCCTTAATTGCTTAGTTGACATTTCGGGTCTTATCGTAGAGGATACACCCAGCCAATCAACATTATGAACGCAAACACCTCCAAACAGATGTTTTCCGAGTCTGGAACAGTTACCTTAACAAGCAGCAGCGGAGTTGTCTCTGGTGAGTTTGTGGCTCTGCAATGTGTTGCGGATACTGTGTTCTCTACCCTAACGGATATTGTGGAGGTAGCTCCTTCTGCTCTAGGTGGATCGGGTTCTTCTCCGGCTTTGTCCCTCACTTACCCTGCGGGGTTTGTTCTTTTCGGACGTTTCACCGAGGTCGGTGTTACGTCGGGCGCAGTTCGCGTCACCCAAGCCGTACTAATCTAACACTGAATAACGATGCCTCCATATCTCGGTTTAGGACTAACCCTTCCCTCTACTGAGGGGGGAGCGTTGGATTCTTTTCCGGTAGTTCCGCCTACCATAGCTTTGCGAGACGAGGCAGGTAACGCAGTGGTAGACGAAAATGACAACCGTATCTTATCGCCATGACACTCGCCAACATCCTAGCCCTAGGGGCTGACAGTTCCCCACGTCTTATCCTCGCTACTGATGAGGGTAAGTTTTACTACATCGCGGCTGGTGCTGCGGGGTCTACGGCTACGTGGATCGCCAACGGGGCTGAGCTTCTGCAAGAGGCAATCCTCGTTGAGCCTACGACCGCTTACGAGCTTCCTGATCCGGCTGATGGGGACTACATCGGGCAACGCCTGAAGTATCACATTGTGCCTGACGGAACCAACGTCGACTTAACGATCAACGCAGCAATTACGATTCCATCAGATTCATTGGTGTCTTTTCCAAAGACCCTCACGGCAGACCTAGTCTACATCGTTGGTCTTGAGTGGATCGGATCGAAGTGGATGCTTACAACCATTGTGGGAGGAGGGGCAGCATAATTTATGGATCTCTATTTCAAAGACGTAAACGCAACGGGAAGCTGGAACGACCCAGATCATTGGTTTGAGGACGCAGCAGCTACAATCCCATACAACGCCGTGCCTTGGGTTACTGACGATGCCACAAAAGCGTATGACCTGCATCGAAGCACCGACAGCGTAGCGAATGGTGAAATTGTTTATATCGACGCAGACATTGGAAATGGGTTCACCATCACTGGAACTTGTAGTATTGGTTATGAAGCTGGGGCTACTAATTTAGGTTTCCTGCAAAACAATTACAATATTTACAGTGGAACATTTACTGGGGGGTCTTTTTACAACTCAGGCTCGATTTATGATGGTTCATTTACTGGGGATTATTTTAGTAACAACTCAACTATCGAGGGAGGAACATTTACCTGTCCAACTTTTTATAATTCGAGCGGTGGATACATTAATTATATAGATTACAACGGAGATCAGTTTAATAATAATAGCGGGAATATATACGCTGGAACATTTACCGCAACTTACTGTAACAATGACGCTGGCGGAAATATTTATGGAGGTAGATTTAATGTAGATTACTTTTATAATAATTATAGTACCTATATTTACGGAGGTTACTTTGCTGGTAGTGAAATGAATAATTACTCTTACATTTACAATGGAGTTTTTGTAAGTGATTTTTTTAATGATTCTGGTGGATATATCTATAGCGGAATTTTTGCTCCAAGCAGTTCTAACTTTGGATTCGCTATTTACGGCGGATCTTTTCTAGAAAGCGGAACTATGGATGTTGATTTTGTTGAATATATCAACGGCAGTTATGAATCTTTTGTTTTTTCGATAACTGGAAAAACAACTAACCCATACCCAGTTAATAATGGGATTGGACTGGTTACAATGCGTATCAGAGGACAAGACGTTCTTGGAACAGGACTACTTTAACAAACAAAACATATGGCTACTATCATCAACCCAACCCCAGTGACTCCACAAACCTTCGACGGGATGTGGATTCAATCGTTAAACATTCACCCAGCTACCGAAGGTAAACCAAGAGGATTTCTCCAATCCAAGCTGCTCCCCTATGACGGGGCAAACCTGCTTGTGCATGGCGGTAAGGATGTCCGTAAACCGCTTCCAGATCGCGACAGTAAAACCAACGAAATGGTTGATGCGCTTGTTGCTGAGGTTCAGAGATTGTCTGGCAAGACCGAAGAGATCATCAACATCAGCTTGTCAGCGTTTGATCCAAGTAAGCCTGTAAAAGCGTTTGCTCGGTTTGTAGATGGCAAGTTCCACATCATCGAAGACTGCTTCGCTCTCGCAGCCGAAGACAGCACTTTCGCTGGTGTCCTTAGCCTGACGCTTGCTGAGATCGCTAGGCTCGCCGACCTTCAAGTCAGAATAGAATGAAACCGCCAACCATTATACGGATCAAGATGAAACGATCAGGTGAGCCTCACAGCTTGCCTATTCGTGTTTCTAGGCGCAATCGCCAGCTTCCGTTTTCCTATAGATCTCGCTACAAATCGCCTGATCTCCTTTCAGATCTTTGTATGGTTCTATGCTTCACAATAGTGGTGGTGCTGGCCATAACTAAGCTCTGATTAACTAAAAAAATATGCACGATACCCTATTAACCTTATCAGCGAAGCTGACCATGTCGTTCGTGGGGGCCCTCTTATCCTTTATGTCTACTCCTATTTTAGCCGCTGCAGAAAACTTCCCATCATGGTTCTCCGAATATGGGGCACTTGGTTTGATGTGTAGTTTCCTGATCTACGCGCTGAAGATTATGCACGGGATAAACCAGCAGCTTCAAAAAGACTGGAGAGAGGATCGGCGTAAGTCGGAGGTGGAGCGTCTGGCCGACCGAGATCGATTTTACGGGAAGATTGAAGACCTGTTCCGCGACTCGGCAGAGTCGAGGGAAAGACTGGTAAAAAGTTTCGAGACCTTGTCGGACAGCATCGATGCTTCTTGCCGGAAGCACGCCGAGGGCTTAGACAGCTTGGAGCGGACGATCAAGAACCAAACCCTACACCACCACATCTCATGATTCCTGTCGGAACCAAAATGGAAGTCCCACTCTCTGGGCCGTTTCGCAGCAAATTGCATTTCTTAGCCGTGAAGCGCGAGAGCGACGGGGAGATTTTCGTCGAGTTGCTTTCGCCGCTCCTTGTCATGACCCGTATCGGGCTGGTGGAGATCCCGAAGGGGTTCATCTCAGATGGAGCATCGATCCCCAAGATGGCCCGAGGCATCGTGGGTGATCCTTTCGAGCTGGAATACCTCGCCCCAGCCGTTGTGCATGATGCCTTCTACCGCAAGGGATTTCTGGATCATGTCTCCCGTGGGGTGGCCGATGGCATCTTCAAGGATTTGCTTTGGGACACAGGTGTTCCGAAGTGGAAAGTCCCGCCGTTCTATGCAGCCGTTCGGGCTGGGGGTTGGCGGGCATACAAGAAGGTGTCTACGATCTCGGTCATCCCAAAAGCCATACTTCTCCGTGAATCATGAATCCTCTACTCAAAGCCTTGTTCGAGAACAGAGGTAGCCGTAAGGCTTCGGGGAAGAAAGTGTTTCCGACGAACCACCCAATGGTGAAGAATGAGGATGGTTCGGTGAGTAACGTGATCCTGAGTGGGGAGGATATCATGAACCCAGATGGCACATACAGCTATACAGTGGCTTTCCCTACTATGGTAGAGGGAAAGAAATACGAGAAAGATGAGGCTTTCGAAATTGCCAAAAAGAATGGACTTGAGAACTACCCGCGATTCGGTAGCGTCAAGGATATGAACAAGTGGGCGGAGAAGAATCACGGACGTATCGATGAGGCTGGGTATCTGAAACGCGGTCTTTTAAGTGGACGCCGACCTCCTTTTAAGTGATCTTGCTTTATGGATTTACCTATTCAATACCAGTGGCTGACTTCTCTTCGGGGCCTGCCGAACACAATCAAGGTGGCTTTGGCTGAGTATGGAGTGCAGGAGGTGATTGGGCGGGGGGACAATAAGACCATTCTGTCTTGGCGGGATGAGCTGAATCTGGCGGGCGCGAAAGTCGTCGGTTACTCAGGGGATGATATCCCGTGGTGCGGGCTGTTTGCTGCCATCGTTTGCTACCGCCGGAAGAAGAACGCCAGTGAGGTGGTCAAAGATCCGCTCTGGGCTCGGAACTGGGCGAAGTACGGGGTCAAGGCCGATCGGGCGATCCTCGGGGATATCCTTGTGTTTTCTAGGGGGAGCAGCGGGCATGTCGGTTTTTACGTAGGGGAGGACTCCTCCTGCTACCACGTCCTCGGCGGGAACCAAAGCGACAAGGTCTGTATCACCCGCATCTTGAAATCTCGCTGTATTGCAGTTCGCCGCCCACCATACATCACTGTACCAAAAGCTGCCAAACCTTACCAGCTGGCGGCCACAGGCTCTGTCTCGGCGAACGAGGCTTAAATTAAACTTCCCTATTCTGAATAGGGTGGTATACTGCGAGGGCAAGCATATTACCTTATGGCTACCGAAGATCCTCCATCCATGATCCCTAGAATTGTGGGGATTCTCGACCCAGAAACTGGCCACTACTCCGTAGTCGTCAGGGTTCCTGTTGACTTGAAACTCAAGTATCCCGATGAGCCTTGGAGGACGGGGATCGCTGATATCGGGCTACCTAAGCGGGAGTCCGATAAGTATGATGGGTATGTCTTGGTTGATTTCCTTCCGGCCAGCCCGACTGGTGAATCCTCTGACATACTTTGGGTATTCGAGAAATTGGATAGCCCGCATTGGAACACTCGTACTCACTCAAGGGCTGGACTCATCCCCAATAAATTCCAGTCGTTTGTCACGGAAACCAAGACTGAGTATGATACGTCTCCATTGGCCGACCTTACACCTCTGACGGGGGATGTGGTTTTTTCCCGTATTGAAGACAAAGAGGCTACAGGGAAGGCCAGAAAGACCGACGTGACGGAGGAGATCAGTGAGGATATCAGCCCTCTGGAAGGCGAGCTCACGGACACGTGGGGCGTCAATACCACTGAGGAATCTTTGGTAGTGGACGGAACACCCACGGACTCCGGTTACGGGGTGAAAGATGCGAGAGTCGTCCCTTTGGGTAATGGCAAGTCCATCAAGTTCACCGAACGATATCCTGCGGACGAGGATGAGGACGGGATCATTTATACCCTTGAAGGGGAGAGTTACGACGAATCGTCCGAGGCAGTTGTTTATGTCCGGAAGAGCTTAGTTGACGCGTCTCAGGCGGATACTCTGGCTGACGCCGCACGTGCCGACGATTATATTGTAGAGATTCAACCGCTGGATAAGTGGCACTCGATCATGGTCTCGTCTAAGATCGTTGATCTGCCTCCTGCTTCTTTGGGAGAGCTCACAGATACATGGGGCGTAAATACCACGGAAAAAGAACTCGTTGATGATGGGACACCGACCGAATATGGTTTCGGGGTTAAGGAAGGCAGAGTCGTTCCGCTGAGCAACGGCAAGTCTGTCAAGTTCACCGAACGATACCCTGAGCCAGCTGAAGAGGATGTGATCTATACGCTTGAGGGGCAGGACTATGACGAGTCCTCGAAGGCGGTGATCGATGTAACGAAGAGTTTGGTATCCGCTACAGCTGCGGAGTCGCTGGCAAATGCTAGACGGGATGACGGGGAGATTGTGGAAATTCGTCCGTTGGACAAATGGCACTCGATCCTCATATCTTCAAAGATCGCAGACCTTCCTGAGATGCAGGAATGGGATGAGACGATCCGTATAGACTTACCAAACAAATTGCTTAGTGTGGGGGTTGTGTGGGATGCGAAAGACGGAGGCTATGAGAACGCCAGCGGTGTTGATAACATCCCACTCATTCAGGCGGATAACCTGCCATGGAAGATGGCCGCACAAGCGCAGGCAAGTGCGTCCTGCTTCGGGTCTCCGTTTATCGAGATCGAGCCCGGATATAACGGACCTGCAGTCGCCCGTGTCACACGTGAGTTTTTCGATGATCCTCCTATCCTGACAGCTGGGGATATCCATATCTTCCGTCCTGTTACGGGAATACTAACCATCCGAGGATTCAGTATCGACTCCTCTCAAGTCTCAACGAAGTCGGGTATTGGTTCGATCGCGTTCGGCTCGGACATATCCAATAGGCTCGACAAAGACAACAAACTGTCGATCACGAATTTTGGTCCATTTGAGCATGACGGGTTGTCCCCCATAGTAGTTGATCTAGGAGATAGCCCCAACGTAGTGGTCACCAAATCCGCATCCGCAGGAAGTTCACCAGCTTCGGGTGTTTTCCCCGCCGCCACTGTGACTATTAACGAAACCGCTTCCGCCACTGTGGAGTTCGCTGCAAGTTCTATACCACTTGTGACGGGTGATACCTACGTAGCCAATATCATTGTTCGCCCTTGGCGTGCGGGCAAATGGGTCCGTGAGACCTACACTGTAACTGTACCATAACGATGTCTAGCCTAGATAAAAGACCATCTTTGATCCCGAAAGCAAAGACCTACTCAGGTTTGGGTAGGAGTCAAGACTCCAAGATCAGACAGAGTACTGGATATTCCGGTGTCGGAAAAAGCCCAGAAACTAAAATCAACGAGCAGATCAAGCGCGTTGACAAATTTCTAGCCGACGAGGCAAGGAAAAAAGGAGAGGACCCACCACCGAAGATTTCCTCAAGGAGCTCCGAGATGACTATGGAGCAGAAGATGGAAGCCCTGCGTAACGCTCGTGCTGCATATCTCGATAAGTTGGCCGATGATAAGGAGGATGGCGGTGCGCCTGCAGGCACGGAAATGACCCTTGAGGAAAAAGTGGAGGCTGTCCGTAACTCTAAGTCTCCTGCCTCTGAGAAGACTAGTGAAGAACTTTCTAGGAGACCCGATGCCCCACCCCCAGAGCAACCATCCGGAGCCCCACAGAAACAGCAGTTTACTGTCACCACTGATGTGGTTGAAGAAAAGCCTGAGCGTCCTGAACTCATAGACGATTCGACTGTCGTGTCGCCTTCAGATGAAGAAGATCTGCTTAATTTCCCATTCAGAGTGACTTCTAGTTTTAACCCAGATACTGAAGTATGGGAATATGAGGTATACACGGGGATTGCTGGGGGCATAACTATACCGACCACTGCACCAAAATTGGTAGTTACGGATGATGATTACATCTATGTGGAGATCACAAGGGATCTCAGCAGCCGAGTGGTGACTGGTGCGATATTGTCCTCCGGCAACCTGATCCCTGATTCTGATTACACGTATCAGTTCGTGAACATCGCGCAGGTCAATGCGGGCGATGTGGTGCAACACAGATTCGAAGATATTCGTGTGAGCGAGTTCCTGATTGCTGAGGCGGGTGAATTGAAGTTGCTTACAGTCTTTGATACAACCAATTCCTACGACCCACCGCCATAATGGCCGAACGTGTTACAACCCCCAGTTTGAGATTCCGCTTTGTAGAGAAGACTACCGCACAAGTAGGAAGTCTGACGGATTATCCCGTGCAGATCACACTCGGTCAAGCGGCTGAGATATTTCACAGGGTAAGAAACGCATCATGGTATAGTGGATCTATAGACATTCAATACGGGACAGCTCCATTTGACGATCATTACGAGATCTTCATTCCGTCCATTAGCCAGCCTGCGCCATTGATTCAGGAGGTCGTCAATCTTGCGACACCACACGCATCCAAGCGGGGATACGCCTTCAAAAAGAAAGGTGTGGCAGATGAATTCGGGAATCTGCTCTATGAGCAAACCATGGTGGCTGGGGCTGATGACTATTACGATGCCGACTACCAATCAGGAGCCTATGATCCAGATGACGTCTGGAGAGACGGCAAATCAAGGGAGGCATCAATTCACGCCTCGGATCTCGTCGAATGGGACAATCTCGATGGTGGGGTCACAACTGGATTCTCATTTTTATCAGTCGCAGAAGGTGGAGGGACTGATCCAGCATCGTCAGGAGTTTATGCCTTTGATTCTAGGTTCAACTTTATTGGCAACGAAAACACCTTTGCATATGTGATTTTCAGTGGGGAGATCGCCTGGGTGGATGTCAACGGATCAGGAAACCCGATTGATCCACTGAATGAGCTTTATCTAGGCGTCGAGTTTAAGGCCGTATCAACGCCAATGCTGGATGTCACAAGCATATCAACAAAAGCCAGCGGAGATCCAAACGCAGTCTCAGCTTCGATCAAATTCATTCTCAGGCTTTCAAATTCTGATCTGGTATGTGACCTTGAAATCTCACCATTTATCTTTATTCTAGGGACTTATGACAGCCATACTGGGACTGATTTTGTTTTACTGGCAGACACTTGGTGGCCGTCCGCCAAGAATAGCCCAGCTGTACCTGTATGGGACACTACGACCGGAGCCAAACTCTAGGCCGAATCAGCCCAATTCCTGTAACTCGGCTCTTGTAATTCTAAACAAATCCTGTAAGCTACCCTCATGGCCACTACCCTAGCTGAGATAACCGATCTCTTAGAAGATTACACCGAGACAAACGGGGCGTTTCTTCCTGCCTTGAATCAGGTTCTTTCGAGGCTTTACAAGATCGGGATCTACAAAGACCTCACTGTGCAGTATAGCCTCCCCGTGTTCAACGGCCGCATAGTTCTGCCCGAGGACGCAGCCTCGATCATCCACGCTAGGGTGAGCGGAAATCCTACCCCACCCGCCTCTCTTTGGCATGACTACAAGAGCACGGGCGGAGCCACCACGGGAGTCCCCGTGCTCGTGGATGACGGATACTCCCCTGTCATTGCTGCCCCGCCTGAAGCGGGTGTCACCACCATCGGTCTGTCCCCCTCCGTCCTTAGCCCTACGACGACAGGACACCCTGCGAACCAAGCCACAATCATTATCGATGGGGATGATGGATCACGGGTGATCCGTGCGGAGTTCAGCGGACATGACCATGATGACTTTTTCTCTTTTGATGACCCCGTGACAGCTATTCGGTCAATTCGATTCGAAGGGTTCGGGGACACCAGATACGATCTCCTCTACACCGTAGGAGACCTCACTTCTTCCTTCGCCACAGTTGGGCCCGATGCTGGGGTTGTCCGCTACCGCCGATATCGCGTCGCCGAGGGCGTCCAAGACGGGGTCTACGTCCATGTCCTGTGCCGCAGGAAATTTCTCCCCTTGAAGAACGCCGAGGATATCTCCTATGTCGACAACATCGCCTCCATCAAACTCGGGCTCATGGCTCGGATGTATGAGGACAACGCCGACCTCGAACGCGCCGACGCCTTCTGGGCTCGCTGCGCCGAACGACTCGATGAGGAATCCGACTCTGAAACGGGGGCTGCCCGTCCTATTTTGAACGTCGACCCCTACGGCCTCGGCGGTCATTCTCCTATTGAGCCAATGCTATGAAATGCTCCTAGTAAACCCTACCTTGAGTCAGATCCAGCGGGCGAAGAAAGAAGCCCAAGAGCTAGGTGTGCTCAAGAACTCGGCTACCAAAGGTGCGGGGAACATGAGCGGCATGCTGGGAGAGATCTTGTTCCACTCCTACTATGGGGGCAAGCGGGCTCCTAAATCCTGCCGCACGCACGACGTCACGCTGAAGAACGGGTTGAAGGTGGATGTCAAGTCTCAGCTCACCCAGAACGTGGTAAGTCTGGGTTCCGTGGTTCGGATATACGCCCCGTGGGAAAGCAAGGATTGGCTCACATCTAAATGTGATGTATACTATTTCATTAAGATTCAGCGGGGAACATTCTTCTCTGCGTTTATCGGGTGGATATACGCGAGCAGCCTGCTTGACACGTTTGAGTTCACCCCCGTAGGGGATATTAACCCCTTCGACGGGAGGAGAGCCAGTGCCGACGAGTTCTCTGCTGAGGCGTCGGCACTGAAATCTGCTGACCTATTCTGACATCACCAGCTCAGGGAACGCTGCACCGTTCTCGATGTCGTAACTCTGAGACAGGTTGATCTCCCACATCTTCCCACCGCCTACACCGCAGCTGCGGACGGGGCGGAGATGGTCGTTGTAGCGGCAGTTCTCCTCCAGCACAGTCATGCCCCGACGGATAAACTCCACGTTGTTCGAGTTGCCGACTGACCGCCCGCCGTTGCACTCGTGCAGCACAACCTGAAACTCGGTCAAGGTTCCTCTCCAAACGAGCATATCGGGGGCGGATACTCTGACCTTCTTGGCGAAGAACTCGACCATCTCTGCAATAGCCGATCGGCTGGAGTTGTCGTAAGCCGCTGCCTCAATGAACGGGTCTATGTAATTCACTACCCCGAAACGATTGGTAGCCTCGATTGAGGAGGGCACACTCCAGTCGAGAAGCCAGCGCAGCATGTGGGGCATCTCTTGGGAGATGATCTGCTCCACCCGCTGGTTCGACCCGAACTTGACGTTGCTCTTGCCGCTCGCCCTTAGAGCCATGATCTTGTCCCTATTGGAGGAATCAAGAGTGGGCAGAGCGGCAAGAGAATTGGCGTCGAGGTTCAGGGACATCATTACCCGCCCCGCCCAAGGGAGGGGGACGGCGTCTGCATACTTCGCATGGAACTCAAGACGGGGGTTTGCCACGCACCGCTTGGTGAGTTCGACGAACTTGCGCTGATCGGAGTAAGTGGCTGCCGCTGTCTGGTCATCGATAACCCACGCTGCAGATCCGCACAGATCCTTGTTGAAGGTGGTCTTGCCGGACAAATAGTCGGAGGCATCGCTGTATCCGCCGACAGAAGTCCCGACGATCCGGTTGGTGAGCAGGGTTTTCCCGAACCCAGTAGGGCCGAGGAGGATAAGCAGATGACCCTGATCGAGGCGGTGGTTAAGCACCGCTTCGTAGAGACGCTTATACCACGCTAGGAAGTAGGGCAGGGTAGACTTGCCTTCTGAGTCATCGGCGAAGAACTGATGGAAGAAGGAGTGAATCCACGGCCACATCGCCGGATCTCCGTCGGCCGAAGGCTGAACGGCATGGGCTCGGTTGCTGTTGAGGATATGACGGCCGTTGAAACTGACCATCCGCTCCTTGGAGAAGACCACAGGGGCGACTTCCTCAACCCGATATTCGTTGGAGATGGTCAGGATCGCCTGATCTACCTCTGACAAAGACTGACCTTTCTTCCGTTTCATGCTGAAGTTGGCTTGACGCAGCTCAAGGAGCAGCAGCTCTTTGGGGATGGTCACAGGAGTTCCGTTCAGCAGTTTGTAGAAGTTCTTCCCGTTGAACCAGTAATGACCATAGAGTTTCGACATCTTCTGCAATTCGTATTTCTCTACAAATTGCTTACCGAAAATATCCCTCCACGACATGAAGCCTTTCTCGGCTCGGTCGGAATAGCAGACGATACCTTCTTCCCGCACCTGACATCCCTGCCGATCGACGCCGTCATCCACCCAGAACAAAGGCCCCCGTGCTCCGATCTCGAACGTCCCCTTCCATCGGTTCGGGAACTGTTTGTGGATCTGAGCCTCGATGTCTTCGAGGGGGATACTCGTCTCCGAGGTGGTGATAGGTGCGTCATTGAGCACTTTGAACAGGATGGTCTGAACATGAACCGGATCGAGAGGCTTCCCGATCTGCGTCCAGTCCTCCCCGATCTCGAAGAATCTCCCGATGTTCACGCTCGTGCGGTCGTATCCGGCGAGCAGCATGGATGCGCGTAGTGAGTCGGACAGTCTTTTCAGGAAGTTCTGAGCGATATCGGGGGAGATTGGCAGCGGCTCTTGGAACTCCCAGACCAGACGGACACCTCCAGAGAAGGTGCGACTCCTCCACGTGGGGAGAGGGCAGTCAACCGCCCGCGTCTTGATGAGCTCGTCGATCTTCGCCCAGTCCTCCGGAGGAGCATCGTAGTCAGCCACCAACCCGTGAAGCCTGTTGATCGGATTGTCTTCATTGACGCGCATGGAGGAGTTCGTCCCCTCACATATGGAATAGAAACAGTGATCCGTGTCGGGCTTAGACCCCCAAGCCCTGAACTCCGCTTTGCTTTTTAGCACAGGACGGATGCAGGGTCTTTGAGAGATATCAGGGGACTCAATAACCAACGACTCTTGAAGGTTTTTAACGTAAAAGTATTTCATCTGTGTCGTAAATGGTTAGATTATTTGGAATAGAAGTCGGCGATCTGTCCTTCTGCAGCAACGGGAATATCCGGAATCCAGTCCGGCGGTTCACTCATGATACTGAGCGTTTTCGCCAGAGACTCTTCAGCCTCTGTTTCTGGAACTTCGATGATTACCTCGTCGTGGACGTGCATGATAATAGGCAGACCTGCTCGGTCGAGCCTAAGAAGCATGTCAGAAAAAATATCCCGCGCAAGAGCTTGGCTCATATTTTCCACCACGTGACCGGAATAGACCTTTGTGTCACGGACACCGCCCATTCTGACGAGCTTCGAGATCAGATTAAAACGGCCGTTTGCCGCCCTCATCTTACGCAGAACCCCGTAATCCAATACGCGACCCGAAGGCAGCTTTACCCGATACGGGACTCCCAGCGACTGGGACATGTTCATGTCGTTCCCTGTGGAATGCCACAGATCCACGACAGGCTTCATCTTGCTGCGGTAGGTATCCACCGCCACTGTAGCCTCTTCCAGTGAGATATTGTTCTGCACCGCAAAACGGGCTGCCGACATCTGATACCCGCACCCAAGGACAGTAGCCTTGATCTTATGGCGGATTCCTCGCCCTGTCTTCTTATCGTATTCGCGTAGTTCTCCATTAGCCTCGTCGTGCATTCCGAGCAGGATGCCCATGCCGTGGTAGATATCGGAGCTCTCACGGATCAGTTTCATGGCTTTCTTGTCGCCTGACAACCACGCCAATGTCCTAACCTCGATCTGGGAAAGGTCGGCGATAATCAACTTGTGGCCCTGCTTGGGGCGGATGAGATGCCTGAAGTTGACCCCGAACATCTCCTCACGCGGAAGGTTCTGGAGGTTCAAGGACGCACCACCCCCAGAGAAACGACCCGTGGGGTTCGCCCCGAAGTAGAGGAATCCCCCGTAATAACGCCCGTCGGTCATCGTGCCCATGTCAAACGCTTCGAGCTTGGAGGCGAACGTGTTGATACGGCGGTAGTCGCTCACCGCCTTAGCCCAAGGGCACTGCTCAAGGTAGGTCTTATACCAAGCGTCCGCATCAGGGTTATCCTGAGCGAGGGACTTCGGTGGGGTAATGCCCTGCTTACGGCATTGAGCGTTGAACGCCTTACGCGACAGCGGTGTCTGCTCCCCGACCCAAGGGATCTGGCTTTCTGTGTCGAACAGCACTTGACGGATTTTGATTAGCGACTTCTCCAGAAGAGGAACATCGATGGGGATTCCCCGTTCACTGACTTCCCTGTTTAACAAACTGATTCGACGCTCCTGCTCTGGCCACTCCGGTGACTTTTCCTGCCAGAGTTTAAGACAGATCTCGGCGTCGGTAATGGCGTAATCGACGACTCGTTTTCTGAAGTCCTCGTCCATGTTCTCCCAGCGATGACCCCGCATCGCCGAACGGGTATCCTTGTCCATTGCGAGTTTGAGCACAGTGGCCGATGCTTTCTTGAGGGAGCGCGGCAGCCCGAGGAAGGCGCACATGTCGGCGGAGCAGAAGGACTCGAACGAAACTTCTGGATACCAGCCTTGCTCCACGCCATAGTGGTAAAGGGCGATATCGAACTGGGCGTTGTGGCAGACGACGATGTTATCCTTGAGGACGTGCCAGTCAAACTTGCGGGGGTCTCCCGCGTACTTGTACCCGTTATCCCCTACAACAGTAACCAAGTAGGCATCAAATTCAGGGTGGGAGAAATAACCTCGTGGGCCGAGGGTTGTTACAGAGACGTCTTTGGAGTAGAATGTCTCGAAGTCGAGAGCGAAGGTAATTTTGGACATGGTTTAAGATTTGTCGAGGTCGTGTGACGCCCCTCGCAGCGTATGTTAGTCTGGGGTCATGAGATGAGAAAGTGGCACACCAGACCCCTGATGTGCCACTTGGGTTTATAGGGTCAGATCAGTCTTTGAGACTTTCTGCGAACTCCAGAACCTCCTGTGGGACTGCCTCCTTGGTGCTCGAAAGCATGGGGACGAACCACGAGTATTTGCCCTTGGCGAAGGGCTCGGAGCTGAATGTCCAGTAAACGCTGGAGACATCAACAAGTCCCCGATTCACTTTGTGGAAAGTGTACAGTCGCTTGTAGGTCATGCGATAAGCGTCCTTCTGGACAGTGATACGGCCGAGCTGGTAGTTCGTACCAGCGATCTCGTAAGGGAACGCGCTGTCATCCTCACCTGTCTGGGGAATGAGCAACACAATCTCAGCGAACTCGATGACTTCGTAAGAGCTGTCTTGGGCGAGGGCTTTCGCTTCCTCATCCGTAGACACCATCTTCGGGGTGTAGTCATCATCGAACGGGACATCTTCCTTGAAGCGTTTGACCGCCCCGAGAACGATTACTTTGAGTTTGTCCCCCGCCTCAGCGATCACATCTTCCTTATCGAGGACGATAGATCCGGTCGGACCTTCGATCTGGCTCATCTTTTGTACGATGTTCAGTCGTGGGATCTCCAAGTCCGAGGAGGAAAAGGAAAGCGGTTGGGCTGCATCGACGCTGAGCTCTTGCTTAGGTGCTTCGGTTACGATTTCGGTTTGTGCCACCACTGCGGTAGCTTCTTCTTTTTTAGCTGCTTTGTTAGACATACGATTATTGATTTATGGTTTACGATTTACCGATCTTTGCTTGTGCTGTTAGAGGTTTTCGGTGCTTCCCCTTACCCTACCTATTTCGAGGTGAGAGTGAATCTTTGGGTTCCTTTTTCGACAATGTCCAGATCAAATGCTTCTTTTTCGAAGGCATCGGCTATTTTTGTCTTCTGCCCTTTAGGGGCTTTGGATTTGAGAACCTCAACCACGGAAGATAGACGCAGCTCGGATGCGGCGAATACCTCCTCTTCGGAGAGGCCATGTTGGATGGCGAGCTTTTTCAAATACTCTTGTTCTCGAACAACAGTATTGGCTCCCATTGATTTCAGCTTGAGCGTGGGGAACTCTGTCCCAGCCAAAGCGACAGTCATAGCCTTGTGCTTGATGCTCGACGCCCAGTTCTCGACGATCTTCGCAACGTGGTAGAGTTTGTCCAAAGTCTCGACATCCTCCACATCCGAAGAATTTATCGACCCTGCGGGCAGCATGTCTGGGCGGTAGCGTTTGGCTACCTCGATAACGAGGCATCCCATAGCCGGACAGTTTTCTTCGTGACGACAGAAACGACAGTTCACGTTTGGTGTCAAGGACTCGATCGGTGGTTGTCCCCCGTTCTGCCACAACGGGCGTGTCACCTCTGCCTCACGGATGATCGTGGAGATCTCATCTCTGAGAGCCCCCATCTCATCGCGGGTGAACTCGTCGAGAAGCACCTGTTCCCTTTGCGGAACAAGAAACGCAAAGAAGATCTTCTGAACGTCTGGGAACATTTGGAACGCCGCTAAGGTGTACGCCTTTGCCTGATAGTTCGAGCGAGGAGGGTCAATCATTGAGATGCCAGTCTTGTAATCGATCAGGAGACCGACAGAGCCATAAAGAGCCACGATGTCGGATGTACCGAAAGTCGGAGTCTTGCAGTCAAGGTCAAGCGTGAGACGCATCTCGCGGTAAATCTCAGGGACAAAGGTAGACGGGAACACCGCATTAAACACTTCCGTCTCTTCAGCCAGAAGCGTGTCGTACATTTGTATCTCCTCTTCGCTCTCCAGAGCAGAGGGGTCTCGGATTTCAAGGGCTTCGTGGATACGAGTTCCCTTCTCGGCGGCAGCGTTGGAGCCGTCCTTGCCATGATATCCCTTACACAGGGCAACATACTTCAAGGAGGACGGACCGAACTCGGCGTGAGCAGGCAGATCAGCGACAGGTGAATTGGTGTCCATATTGGTTGAATAGCGATTTAACTTTTCCAGCATTGCTCTCGAAGTCGACCAAGCAGTTCTCAACTGCACGGCGCATCTGGGGGGATATGAGGGCAAACAATTCCTTGTCGGCTTTTACCTGACAGGCGAAGGATGTTAGAACATCCTGTGTGGGTTGTGGGTTCTCTAGGTGGGGGTAACCTGAGCAGTGTATTGGTTCATGTGTAACGTTTGGCATAAGATTCGTGATGATAGTGAATTAAGTTCTAACGACTGTCAATTATTTTTCCAATTATTTCTACAAGAAGCGATGAGTCTTCGCTCCGTAAAGACAAATGAGGCACGCGTCAGCGATTGCATGGGTCATCTTGATGGACGGGATAAGCTCTTGGGCGCGGGCTTTGCTGACATTCTTGTCCCCTCCGGTTTTACATTGCATAGCCGTCTGCCACTCGACAGGCCGTATGCGGACAAAAGGAATATCATGGGCAGTCAAGCCCATCTCCAAATGCCCGAAGCCGTTGCCGAAGGTAAACGCCGAGGTGACGCCCATCTTACGTCCTCCCCCACCGAAAGCTCCCGCATGGACTTGTTCAAGGTAGGCCATTATTTTACCACCAGAGTCCGAACGGATGTCCTGCAGCAAGTCTGAGAGATCCCGTAAAGTGTCTGGCATCTTCTCTACAGCCAAGGGTTTGTTGTAATGTTGCCACGCTATTCCGCCGGATTTTCCGGGATCTATGCCGATGATTGTCATATTAGTTTAGTTGTATGTTAGGATTAAGGATGATCTGGGGTGACGGGTCTTTTTACTCGATCGTCGGTAAGCGTATCACACGCATAGGCGTCAAGAAGAATACAACACCCAGCTGCGATATGAGCAATATGAGATCTGCCAGACTCTGGGTCAAGGTCCTCCCCATCACGCCACGCATTAAGATGACGGAGGATGGCGTGCACGTAAGTATTGGTCACCACTCCGGTCTTCCTCCAGTTGTATTCCCCGTATTTCTTCGCTCCGAGTTTGAGAACATGGGCAATTTCCTCCATTGCTGGGGCGGGAATTAAGCCCAGCGGCGTCTTTTTGTTTCCCGCCTCTTGCTTGGGGTCTACCCCTCGTGCTGTATTTTTTGTGGGGTGACGCATCAGTTTATCATACCCCTCATCGGAATACATGTCGGCCTCTCCGACTCCGTTGTGGCGGAGGGTCTGCGGTTGGTCACTCATCGCTCCCTCCTTTCACGGCGGCGAGGGCTTTGTAAGCTTGTTCAACCTCGCTATCAAATCCAGATGATCGGTAATCAAATGTTCCACCTCTTAGTTTTCCATCCATAAATACAGAGTTA